AATACCAGCATCAGACTACAACTATTCTTGGACAACTTCTTCACTTGGAGATAATTACTCTGTAAGAAGTGGAACACAAAAAGTGTTTGGTTATTGGCCAAAAGACGGTCTAAACCGAGTAAATAACATACTGGTATCAGCAATAACGTTCCCTTCAGCATCAGAAATATACGGAGAATAGAATGCCCATAAACCTAGATTTTGTTGGTTTGAACACTTTGGTTCGAGAAGAAATCGACCCAGATACAAACACAATAGGACAAGCAACTACAAAAGCGTTGAGGTCGCCATCTGTGGCCTACAGTTCTACGTTAGATATCAGTTTGCAAAATTTAAGTTTAGAAGGCTACGGTTCTACGGGGGCGTTTTCTTTTTCATTTTGGTATAAGTCTGATGACAACCAAACCACTTCCACCAAAAGACTTTGGTGGGCGAACACCTCTGGGCAAGATACGGCTGCTTATGCTTATTGGAGTAGTAATAAATTTATCTTTATAGCGCTTGATTTGTCTGGTGATAGCAAGTTTTTTCAATTTACCGATTCGGTAATTAATCATGATACTTGGAGATGCTATGCACTTTCTTGGTCAGGTAATTTTGCCGAACAACCTGTACTTTGGATAAATGGTGTCGAAGCGGAAAACGTGTCAACTGACACTACTCCGTCTAGTGGTACTGCTAGGAGGATCTTCGGAGAGCTGTTTGTTTTTGAAGACGATCTCCCCGGAGATTCGCTTAGCCCTTCCCTAGGTTCACTCAGAGATTTAGCCTTTTACAAAACTCAATTAGAGTCTTCCGATGCAATAAGAATTTACAGCAATGGATTTATAAACGACCTGAGAGGCATAACGCGATTAGATGGAAGTCCTATAATTGAAGGAATTGTTGATTACTGGAGATTGGGGCCTGAACCTGAGTTGTCTTCTTTGGAAATAGACGATCAAGTTCCAAATGGCACAATTATCAAACCTACTTTGGGTCTAAACAGCTTGGAGGCAAAAAACAACATTTTTGTTTCTGAAGGGCCCACACCTGAAACTAGGAATAAGCTTGTAGCCACAGTGCCATACTCTGAGTATTTTGCCGCATTGAACACACACAGAAACGGACCGTACGGTCATTCTACTTTTAAACAACTTAGAGCAGCAGAAAATCCTGTTACTAGATTCCACAACAAAAATAACATTTTTTCAATAATAGGACAACACGCTGAACAAAGGACAGTGACAGATTCTCAAGGTAGAATTTTGTCAATTCACACAGATAAGCATGGACCTATTTTAAATTTTGAAGAACCGGTTGTAACGGTGAACAAGCCCATTTCATCGATTATAAATGCAAAGTATGAAGACGAGTTTGAGATTTTAGAACAAAAACTAATTGTTAAAACACCATATTCAAATGAAACTACTTTTTTCAAAAACAGACGCTTAAATGTCGAAGCAAATACTCGCTTAGATACTCATGGAAATTATCAAAATTTTAAAGATACCTACATGAAAAGCAAAGGCGAAGACTCAGTTATAGATAGCGTGGAGTCTGTCAAGTTAAGTCAAACAATTTTCCCAACAGAGCTGCAAATTACAAAAACCAATGTACGTCAAAGGCCAAATTTTATCTCTGGTTATTGGAGAGACGATAGACTTAAAAGAGCTGAGATTGAACGAACAAACGGTTTCGGACACAGTATACCAACACAATCAGTGTGGGTCTTAGACGCAGAGAGTAACTTTGAAAACGGAACACTTGTAAGCACTCCCGGTACTTTTAAACTTTATGGCCCGGCTTATGCAACAGCATCTACAACATCTACACCAGAAAATGCAACTGGTTGGGGCTTTAATAAACTAGACCCAGACGCTGAATCGATTCTGTACTACTTCACAAGAACAGCAGGTCTTGCAACTGAATTCACTAACAACGGATTCGACATATCTCAGGACAATTGGGTTGAAAGAGGATTATCAGCCGATGAAACAGACATTGTCGTAGAGCCGAATGGTGCTCACTTACTTTACGGAGTTCAATACTCTTGGCAAACTGTGAGGGATCATTTCTTAGATACAAGCCCATCTTTTCCTGCTCACAGCGATGTGACATTTGATGCCACATACGTAACTCGTCCTGGTATTTATCTGTCTGATCTTGGTAGCTTACCAACACCAAGCTCAGCCCGACGAAACTTTTTTATTCAGAACATATCTAGGGACCGTGCTGCTCCTGCTGGTAAGAGTGAAACATACAGACAACACTGGCACAGTTGTTCTGTTGATTGTGGTATTTCATTTTGGAATGCGCTCTACAACCACCCCATTGATTCTTATAACACTTTGATGTTTGACGTGTCGGCATCTATTGCCGCTGTTGATGTAACCTACAACGATGATGCCATAAGTTTTAAAAACGATAACATCACTGCCTTAAATAGACAGATTTATTTTTCCACAGGCTCAGAGGCATTAAACGATTCAGGGTTTACAAGCTATAAACACCCAAGACTTGTTGTCAGATTAGGCACGAAGTGGTTTAAAAACGATGGCTCTGTTCATTATGGCAACGTCCCTGAAAGTGGAGCAGTTGAATATATATTTGATAAAATTTACACCGATAACAATCCTTTTGGAGTTTCTGACTCTGGTGATTTTTATTTAAAACCAATGCTAGGTCGACAACAACATTTTTACTTGTCGTTAAGCCAATCACATTTGACACCAGCAGCTAATTTAAATCCATCCGGAAATGTATTATTGGCTATAAACGGAGAGGTGCTTTCAGCCAGTGCTGTTAATGACCAGTGGGGCTTCTTTAACGGACTTAATCACAGATTTGGAGTAACCGGTAGTGGCGGTGCTGTTGGTTACACAGCGTCCATGTGGACAGCAGCATGTACGGCTTCGGCTCCAACAGATGTGTTTTGGTTTCAGGCAGGTAATGCGTTTGACGACACATACATGAATGAAATGTACTTTTCTGATATTGCGGTTTTTAGCGGAGCCTTTGTCCACAATGATTTGACTGTGGTTGGATTAGAAAATAAAATCAAACACCTTTGTGGTGGAGTAAAGGCCTCTGAAGCGCTAACCTCAACAGCAGCCGGCTCAATCAGGTATGTAGATTATCCCGGCCCCATCGATGCTGGGGTTATTACGGAATTGAGTGGGCCGTTCTTGTGGTATGATTTTATGAAAGACCACTTAGGCGCTACATTTCAAAATACAAGCACTGATTTTGGATTAAGATCGGCCGCTGATCAGCTTTATGGCGCTGCTTATGATTATTCTGGCTCTGGGCAAAGCAGAGATCTCAGTACAGTAATTGATATTTATGGCTATGTTGAGCCTATAACTCAATTCTTTAGACTCGATAACAGATCATACGCTGACTTCACATTAACACCAGGTAACAACCTAGACACATACGCAATGCGAGTTTCAAATTCTGTTGGTATAATTGAAAGCTTTGTATCACCGGGTGAAGCAGCAGTGCCTATAGGCGGAGGAACAGGCTTCAATTCACAGTTCGGCGGAGGGCTGCTTCAGAATTCTTACTCACAGTTTAGTAGAAACCTGTCTCTAAATGCAGCAGTAACTATCGACGCACAGATGTCGGCATCCTGTTTCTATTCTAGAAGACACAGTATAACATCTTCTTTGTCTGTTGTTAATCCATTTTTTAGAAACCTATCGTCATCAACAATTTATCCTGTAATACCCGTTCATCTTTATTTGGGCACTGCCAACTGGGATGCTCCAAATCAAGCTGGGTTTTTTGATGCTGACGGCTCCTTTGTTTCTAGTTCCAAAGTTCCTTTTTATGATTCGTACGACCTATTCGCAGAAGAATTCAGAGGATTGGGTAAAGAATTTTCAATCGTACCAGAGTTTAAAATTAGCGATCACATAAATCACTACTTATCACAAGGACCATTGGAGCCCAAGAACGACATTTTTGAAATTTCTGGAGGCCTGGAAACTTTAAAAAACAGCTCGCAAGATAACTTTTATAAGGTATACACAAACACAGACTTCTTAAAACACTTCGCACAAGTAAAGGAAGACCACGCTGAAATTTTTGATCCGTATAAAGTAACGCTAGAGTGTAAAGCTATAAAGAAGTTTTTGCCTTATGATGGATTTTATCCAGCACAAAGAACAGTGCAAATAGCAGAACAGTTCTACAGTTCCTATGGAGACAATACATTTTCTACCAGTAGCTTTGGGGTTATAGCCGAAGGGCAGAACTTTCCAAAGCAATACTTGCTAAATCCTTTGTTTGGCCCCGGAGTGTTGTTTAATACAATAAGATCTGGTATTGCATGTGACTATCCAATTTTAACATCATCTATGAACGTTTCAACAACAGACGACATAAACTACATGATAAATGATAGGTTCGATGCTAGGATTCCATTTGAAGCCCTTGTGGAGCCAGAAAAACACTTGGCAAACACAAGATTGTTTTCTAATGAACCAGATCCAAATGGAAACACGCAAACTGAAACTATTTGGAACGGTCAAGGAAATAACTTGTACAAACTACAAATGAATAACTTCTTATCAGAAGTTGGTGGCTTCTTTTTGGAAAACGAAAACTACACGACAATTGCATCTCTCCCACAAGGTGATCCAAACTTTGGAAACGCCGAGGGAGACAAGGTGTATGCATTGAGGCTCAAGATGTATAGAACAATCACCGGTAGTAAACCACCAGAGGTATCAAACCTTGGCATAAAGTTCGGAGTCCCACAAGACACTGGTTCTATGGGCGAAGCATTCACAATGTACTCTAGACCCTCAGCCTTTGGACCCCCTGTTAACTTCTCAGCATCGGCTGGCTTCAAGACAGAACAGTGGAACGTATTTAAGAAAGTAGGTTGCGTACAGTTCACTTATAACACCTCTTCGACACTGGGGCCGGTTCATATGATGGGTCCAGATTTGGGCTACAATTTCCCATACACTCCTCCTTATTATCACGGAGAAGCTTGGGCTGACATTATTTTTGTGCCACCGGATGGTACTAAGAAGTATTCCCTTCCGGAAATTATAAACCACTCTTCTGTTGAGTTTTGTAGATTCTATGAAAGTGGCTCGAATCATGCATCATTTGGAACGTTTACTTCCGGAACGGTTGCAACAAACGAGTTAGCGATGCAAATTGCTTCATCAATGAACATATTTTCTAAGGGTATCTTGAGACAAGACATTGAGCAAGTTGGCAACGTGACAGTAGACAGTCAGCTTGAGAACAAATACAGGTGGATTATGCAGTCAAAGTTCGAGACCCCAACTCTTAATTTTAATCACCATTCGCATGATTCAATAACAATGCCAAACATCGGCACATCATCTGTACCGATTGGTATGTGGCACCAGTACGGTAGGATACCGCAGAACACAAATGAGGGTATCTTCATACAGGTAGAGGAGATACCGAAAAACTGGACAGAAGGCGCTTATGGTGGAAACACAAACCAAACTGGCTCGCTGTTAAATCTTTGTGGTTTCACAACAGACCCTCTGAGAGTTGGAGAAATAAAAGATTCAAAAGTTATAGAGGAGGCTGTTGTTGCCATACCTTTCTTAGAAAGAGATGGGGATCGTGTGTTCTTTGAGATTGATGTAGCGCAAGTTAAAAACATTTTAAATGGCGAACCTCAGAAAGCAGGAGAAACTGTGAGAAACTTGGTAAACCAAATTAGAAAATATGTGTTCCCACCACAGTTCGACTTTTTAAACAATCGTATTGTTAAGCCTCTGGCAATGTATGTGTTTGAGTTCTCTCACTCACTAACAAAACAAGACCTTGCTGACATTTGGCAAAACCTGCCGCCCACTATAGGCAGAACTCACGAAACAGCAACAGCAACCGTCTCTCATGAATTGTTCTCACAGGAGTTTTTGGGAACCACACCGCTTATAGACTCTGCAACCGGACAGATGCAAAAGTTTACTGCGCTCAGTAACTTGCCATCAGACATTAGATGGATGGTGTTCAAAGTGAAAAAGAGAGCATCTTCCAGTTACTTTGATAAGATTTTTGAAAGAAATGAATCTGGAGCGGACATTTCTTCTGATGAGATTGTAGCGACGGCACTGGGTAAGAGACAAAAGATAAGTTACAACTGGCCTTACGATTTCTTTTCCTTGGTGGAACTAATTAAGTTAGACGCGTCGATTGAGTTCGGAAACATAGACACGGAAAAATCAATTGAGTTAAATCAAGCGTTTATAAAACCACATAAGGTCAAACCAGAGTAATGCCATTTTTTGATAAAAAAGAAGATGTTTTAGACATACAGCTAACACCATATGGAAGACATTTGTTGTCTAAAGGCAAACTTATGCCAAAATACTATTCTTTTTTGGATGAAGATGTGTTATATGATTCTTCTCACATTTCCTTCACAGAAAACAATTCAGCGATAAAAACAAGAATTATTGATGAAACACCATCTTTAAAGCCAATGACAACCTTCAATTCAGTGGAAACTGAGTTAGTAGATAGCGAAACCATAGAGCTTTCTAGAAACCAAGTTAAGATAGAAGACTATAACAATATCTATTCAAATAATTTCAGACCAGCCAGTGATGCCAATACTAGATTTCTACAAAACACAATTGGGACGTCGAAGCATGGAACTGATAAGGCACCTCGCTGGAGTGCCAAGATGATCAGAGGGGAGATAGCGTCAGCAATCAACCACACATCTTCTTTGCCCAATAACACAGGTATACCTTCACCATCGGCATCAGTGGTACACATTCCACAAATTGACTGCGAGGTTGTTTACGACATTCAGGTGAAGGAAATAGGTGTCGAAGCCAGCCAAGCGGGTTCGAGCGCCAACTTACAATCGGTGAGTAGTAGAACCGCTGGTAATACATATTTGGACATCTCCGATGATCAGGTTATCATAGATTTGCTTGAAAAAAATGGCTTTGTACACGACGAAGCTTTTGATATTCAAGTGTTCAAGTACGATGAAACAAACAAGGATAAACTTCTACCGCTCAAATTTCTAAACAGAACGATTGGAAAAAACTATAGGGTAGAGAAAGATATTTTCTTTGATGACGAACCAGAGCCTTTAATAGCTGATGATCCAAACGTGGTCGAATATTACTTTGATTTAAGAGTGGATGAAGAAATACCGCAATATGATATATGTCTGGGGATTTCTGAACTTGAAAGTCGAGGATTGTATGTTAATGATTATAACGTTGTTTGTCCTGACATCCTAGCACAGACCACTGGCTCTGTTCCTCCAAATCCATCTAGCAGTGATGATTGTGAAGAAGATCCTTGTGATGATGATATAGTGAGCACATAACATGTATGATAAAGATATATTAGGTCGAGAAGGTATACCAAATATTTATGTTGAAAACATATCTATTGAAGATTCTCATGATTCAAATGAAAATGCTGGTGTGAGAGTAAAGGTTGATATGTGTTTCAACAATTCTCTAGAGAGACCAAACCGTCCTGTTTTTCAATACGCAAACGAAAGTAGCACACCGTATGCTGTTAGATTTGTAAATTTTTACAATCAACAGACTTTTAGCGCTTTCTTGGCTTTAGAGACCGAGACTCAACAACATTTGTACATACGCGACCAGCAACCTCTGGGCAATCTGAAAGTAGAGTATTTAGACCTGCCGAGGCTAGATATATCCAAGCTAAGAATGGACAAGGTAACGAAAATAAAGATAAAAAAACAAGTCACATTAAACAGTCAAATAGACACTTATGCATTTTCAGCCTGTATTATGAAACGAGACGCATCATCTATCGGACCAAGTGCCGCAGAGTCTGTAATGATAGACGGTGTGGTATCTAAAAACTCATTCTATTACGTAGATCCTCTGACTAAACAAATCTGGACTGGGCCGATCCATAAACATGAGGGCGTCCCTATGGTTGGCTCGTTTCATGTTTCATCACCACACACCGTCCTTGAAAAAGTGCTATCTAGAAATTTTAAAATAAAAGATTATAGAGAAACAAAACCTAGCGAAATACAAAACACACCCGATAGTCTAAAGCAAACAGATAAATATTTCTTTTCAAGTCTAGAGCACAGCCAAGGTCAAAACGGTATTGCGAATCTCATGTTCTCTTTTAACACCAAACAGATTATGATGAACATTGGCAAATACTCAGGCACATTGAAGCAGTACAATCAAGCAGTTTTTAATTCTATTGCTCAGAATATTAGTATTAAAAAACTGAAAGTGACATACCAAGATGAAACCAAGAGAGTCAGAACAGCATTTTCAACAAAAGACAACAACTCTAAATTAATTGAAGCGTATTATTATATGGACTCCTACAGTTCATCTCCTCGAAAGAGCTTGTCTAGGAAGGCCAATTCGATATTGTTCTCCCGTGTCGCAGAAATAGAATTTGATGACACTCCGACCGTAAGAACTATTGCATTTCAACTAAATTCAAAAGAGATATCAGATGTGACAGCCTATGTTGAACTAGATGATCCATTTGAAAAATATTTAGAAGATTTGCTTATTCAAGCCAAAACACAAAAAAGAAAATTGTCTGATTATAGGGCGAAGATATTTAGTAGCAAGTATTACTCTAGGGAAACTAAGACATTTAATAAACTAGCATTGGTAACAGATTTCGAGAACAAAACAAATATTTGGTATTCACCAGTTGATATTTTTATGAAAATCAAAACATTAGTAGAAAAAATGAATGAAAGCGTAACGTCCTTCGAGACAGACAGAGCGTTTGAGAATATGTCACCAAAGACCTGCACACCAGAGTCTGTTGAATACTTTATTAATCAGTTTAATAGGGTACTGAATCAGTTTGTAACAACGTACTCACTCAGAGCAAATAATGGAGATAACACGGAACCAGCTGGATCTAAAGGTGGTCGTATACGTGAATACTCCATAATAAAGAAATACAATATCAAATATCGTAAAAGCCCGAAGGCAATATCCTATTTTAGACAAATTAACAACCAAGCATTTCCTGTTCCTGTTTTTACTCAAACCCAATTTAGAAACATAGTTGACAATGAGAAGCAAAAATTCCAAAGCCTATCGTTTGAATTACAACCAGAGTTGTTTAGAGACCCTAGTCGAATATCTGCTGCTAATGATGATGCATACGATTCATCATATTTAAGCCCTTTGACAATATCGAATAGAAACAAAAACACCACATTTGGTGCAATAGAAAAACTGAACGAGGAAAAGCTAAGAGATGTAGCAACTAGCAAGCTAGAACCGAACCTTGGCTCTTTATTTGGTAAAAATTTACATGTAGAACTGTTTGAAGAACCGTCTGCGAATAAAAGCAGAGCAGAAAAAAATCTTGGAACGGGAACTAATTTTACTAATGATGTTGATTTGTTTGAAGAACAAATAAGTTCAACAAAGCCAAACAAAACAATTTTAAGAAAGATGGGCTCGCAAACAAAGCAACAAAGAGAAACACAAAGTGTGCTAAGTCCAACCAGTGAGCAAAATTATTTTGCAAACAAAACCAATCAAGAAGCCCTCAGAACCCCATTTCAGATACGGACGTTGTTTAACAAACAACAGATTGCGGACACGTTTGGTTCTGAAGCTGAATTGTTCAACAATCGCCCGTTTACAGCAGACGCAGCTTTCTTTAATTTGCAAAAGATTGTATACTATAATTCATACCAGTCAGATAGCAACGATAGAGTATTAATTGGTGCACCATTGCTGCGAGAGTACAATTCTCAATCTCCAACTGATGAGGTTTTATTCTGTCGCTTGGTAACTTATGAGGAACCACGTTTGAAAAACACAAACAACTTTGAAGATTTCACAGTGATAAATTCGTTTTTTGTAATAGTGCCGGATGATTTTGTATTTAAAAAGACAAGAAACGTTGGACAATTTCAGTTTAGAAACAGATTGGATAGTAATTTACAAACGTCAAGGCAAAGAAGATATTACCAAAGTGAGTATTTAAGAAACACAGACAATATAGAGCCTAAAGAAAGAAAGCGGCATATACCAAAACAAGCTCCACCACCAAAAGGGGCCCTTGTTGCTGCTTCCAAGAAAAGCAGACAACGACAGGAACAAAATGAAATGCAGAGAAGAAAAAGTAAAAAAGAAATAGATGAACAAAAAAAACAGATTATGCAAAGCAAACGTTCAAACAATACCCAAGGACCACCTCAGCGTAGCCAGCAGCAACCAACTCCTCAACAACAAAGACAACAAAGACCAGCTCCTCAACGGCAGGCACAACAAAGACCAGCACCCCAACGACAGAGGCAACAAAGGCCAGCGTCCCAACAACAAGCAAGAAGCACACCAGTAAGAACAGGAGGCGGAGGCAGTGGCTATTAGATATTTAGGTAACAATTTTAATTTTAAAGTCAATAGTAGCAGGTTACTTGATGGAGCGCCGTCCACAGAGTCTACACCGAAATTGGGGTCTAGTGTGCTTTTTGGGGGTCTTGCTAACACTTCAAGTGGTAGATTTGAATTTGAACACGTTTTAAGACCAGAATTCAATTATATAGCTAAAAGATACAATGATGCTTTTTCTGGAAAAGATGAGAGATTATTGCCAACGCCATATAGTGAGGTCTTTCAAGAATGCGATGAGATAGAGGAGGTTTACTCAACACCAGGTTTTAACATGTTAAAGGGTGGAATTATTGACTCTGGAAACGAGAACTCCAACACAAATCCAAGGCTAATATTCACAGGGTACGGTAATCAGGGCGGCTCAGTTATTCCCTATGAAATATCGGAGCGTAATACTGAATATACAGATGAATTTAGTAACATTGTCTTAGCGAATGGAGGAATGATAAATCGTGCTCATTCTACCGTCCGTGTCGGCAATCAGTCAAAATACTTTCCTCAATACGTAGAAATTTCACTTGGAGGTCCTGGTTTATCTAGAAGGTTTGCCAAAAACAACACCTCCGTAAATTCTTTACAATACCGTTTACAGAACGCTTTTGGATACTACCATTTAATATCAGATTTTGTCAATGACATGCCAGATCCGACCAATTTTACTTTTGGAGAGCAAACGCTTGAAGGTTGGAAACTCTGGGGTGGCGACAACCCTGACGACAGCTTAACTCAAAGAGCAGTAAACACCGATGAGGGACTGTTTTATACACACATTGCTCCCATAACTGATTCTATTTTTGATTCGAATAAATCTCTTTATTATTTAAATTTAAGACAAAAAATAAGTAATTTAGGCACATTCAACCACCCAAATCTCAGCGGAGATGAGTACCTTTTCTTTGAAATACAAAAGTACAAAGTAGGTGGCGGTAGAGGAAGTAACGGTAAAAAACAATCATTCTGGATTGGAAATTTTGGAAACAATAGCGTCAAAGTATTTGATACACAAGTTCATGTAGGCTCAGGAAATAGATATAGGTATGAATTTTATGCCTATGTGATGGCTGGGCGGATACAAGACGGAGTGCCCGAATATTGGCTACTTAAGGTTCCAATCTTTGAACAGACGTGTAAAATTGAACAGCCGAGTTTACCAGTACCGCAGGTAAGCTTTTCAAATGTAAAAGATTCAAAAAATAAAATAAAGATAAATTTAAACCTATCTGCAAACTCAGAAAACCCACCAGAATTCTTTGGCCTATTTGAATCAGAAAAGGCTGATTTTGATCAAAGAGAGTCCGAGTATGATATAACAAGAGAAAAAGATAAATTTACCTATGAATCACAAGCAGGGGATTTCGAAATATACAAAATGGAAACACAACCCCAACAAGGACCTGATGGTAATCCATATCAAAACATAGCCACAAATTCAACTGTTACTAGAATTCAAGCCCCATTTGGCGGAACATTAGCAACCCTAACGGACTCCATTGTGCCGTTTAAAAAATACTATTATGTTTTTAGAGCCATAAACGCTTATGGGTATCCATCAAATCCGTCACCAATATGGCAGATTGAAAAAACCAGAGATGCAGATGAAACATTTTTACATGCAAATGTTGTTGGTTTTGCTAAACCAAATCAAGACAAGTATAAATTAGACAAGACAATGTCTAGGTTATTACAGATTGTCCCCTCTTTAAACCAGTCTTCATTTGACTCTGCTCAATTAAATGGTGGAACCTTTGCCCAATATTCAGACAGCGATCCAATTCCAACATTGGGGGTTGTTGGTGAGAAAATGTGGTACACCAAGCTTAATGGAGTTGAAACAAATCAAGGTATAAGGTTTAAAGTGAGGCTTACATCAAGAGATACAGGTCGTAAATTAGATTTAAATTTAAAATTCATTTTGAATAAAAATCATAATAATTGACAAAAATGCATCAAAAACTACTTATTATAGACTAGGAGATACAACTATGGGCTTTTTAGATAATAGCGGTGACATCATATTAGATGCCGTTTTAACCGATCATGGGAGAAAGGTTCTTTCAAAAGGAGACGGTTCTTTTCAGATTGTTAAGTTTGCCGTTGGTGATGAGGAGATAGACTATGCTCTGTATGACTCAACCAACACAAATGGTTCAGCGTATTATGATATTGAGATCTTACAAACACCAATCTTAGAAGCATTCACAGATAATGCAGTATCAATGAAATCAAAGCTTGTAACCTATGAAAATTTAGATTTACTATACCTACCAGTGGTCAAGCTGAACGAAGTGGCATCATCTAACCAAAGACATGCTTCTGGTTCTTTTATTGTTGCTGTCGATGGTCTCACTGAAAATGACAATGGAAGTGATTCCACGCAAAACGGAATTGGTTTTGACAGCAATGGCAATGAAGTCACTGGTATAATGCACGGACAAACAGTGGCTGGAGGTACAGCCATTAGGCTCGATCAGGGGCTTGACACAACAGCTATTTCATTCCAGCAAAATTTGGCCCAGACCAATCCGGATATGATTGAAAGCAGTTACACAATTCAAATTGACAATAGGCTTGGAGCAATTGCAACCACAACAGGAACTAGCGTCTCTTTGGATTACATCGATGATGATGATATAGCATTCTATAACGTAACACAAGAGGACGGTATAGTAAGAGAGAACACAGACAGACTTAATGCCACAACTGGACAAGTGATCGCTGGTCCTCGTGGCACTATCCTAGAGTTTAAAATTGCAGCTTCTTTGGAGCTAAATACAAGTACCTTCTTATTTACAGAGATAGGTAGCACTTCAAGATTAGGCGCACGTGACGGTACGAGTACGGAAGTGTATCACATAGATTCTAACGTAAGGATTACAGGTATATCCACAGGATACACCATTGACGTACCAGTTAGATTTGTAAAATTTAAAGCAACTTAAAGAGAGATAAAACATGGCTAATATTGGAGCATTTAAAACACTTGGTGCAAACGATGTCGTTTCCACGCGCACCTTACTACACGAAGCTATACCCTTGACCGGTTCGATAGTTTCTGGGACTTACGCTGATGCGAATGTCAAATTTCATGCCCATGGCATGTTTCAGACAATATACGACTATCCGTTTCTAAGTTCCTCAGCAAATCACATTTTTGATATCACAACAGGTTTTGGAACTAATTCCGGCCTCTTCAATACGACAAATGTGCAAAACAAGAAAAAGAAGAACATCTACAATCAGATGGCACAGATTTTAGTTGGCTATGATGTCACAGGTTCAGTTTTAGACTTTGATGCCGACGGAAACATTCTTGCCGGTGGTGATAAACTACAGGAAGTGTTCATACTTCCATTTTCTCGTCTTTTAGTAAAAGATGAAATCAAAAAAGGTTCGTTCAATCTAGAGTTAGGAATGCTCCCAGCGTATTCACAAAATGGCTCAGTATTTGATCGAAGGCTTCTTATTACTGACTTTAGCGGCTCTACTGGATTCTTTGTTAATTCACCAGCAGGTGAGTACGGAGTTCTATTCGCTACAGCCTCCACACATGGAACCACAGCTAACAATGGCCTGAACCCTCAGATGCTATCTGCTAATAGAAGGTTTCCTGTTGGTTTAATTTATTATCAAGCAGGTATTGCTGTGATTAGTGGTTCTATTTTCAATACCGCAACAGAGGGTGGAATCTTAAATGATACTTATCACAACATTTCAATGTCCGGTCCTAGCACTACTGCTGAAAAGCTAAATGCTGTTTTGACCGGTTCTCTAATAACCGGCTCATCTGATAACTTTAGAAACAGAATATACAATCTGTCGTTCAATAACACCACTGAACTTAACTCTACAATCTATTTCTGTCGAGCTAACCACAACGAGTTTAACTACTCTTCCAATCCAACTTACCTTAGCTCATCTAAGATACGAGTCAAAGAAAGAGCAACAGATGATCCCATTGCTTATATCACAACTATAGGACTATACTCTGCTGCTAACGAGTTGATGGCTGTTGCAAAACTATCAGAACCACTTAAAAAGACACCATCCCAGGAGTTTACTCTTCGAGTTAGATTAGATTACTAATACTATTTACCTTGAGGTGCAAACATGGCTTTATTTAAGTTTGATGACAACGATGTCTTCATAAACATTTTAGAAGCATACCCAGAGGCAAGCTTCTATATGGCCAGCGGTAGTGTGTACATAGATAACCAGCCCAATCTGTCTGGGTCTTTTAACGGATATACTAACGGTACTGGTATTGGCGCAAAGTTTGAGGGCGCCCCAGTTCTTGGTGTCGCTGAAGGCTCTATTTCGTTATACGAAAAAAACATTAATAGACCATCGGGTTCTATTCTCACTGTGGTTCGAGATGAAGGAACAACAGACAGCAATGGTGATCTATATGGTACAAATCAATTTGGTGACCCAATTATCGAAACCGTCAGGGTTTCCGAAACGGATGCAACAGGTTCTCTTATACGACCGTTTGTGTTTCGTGATGGATTCAAGAACTCTTTGAAAATATATGAGAATTCAGATTATAACGTGCTCTTTGATTCTGGTGAACTTGTAGAGGGTTCAAGTAACCTTTCGGCTTCAATATCATCATATATATATCAAGAGTCCCTAAGTAGGATAGCTAGAGTAATTGCTGGGAAGAAAACCTTCCAACCTGGTGAGGGTGGAACTGACTTCACTGGTTTCTTCACTATAGAAAATACGCTCGACAAGTACACTTTCAAATCGCCTCACTTCAAGATGGTAACAGCTGCTCCATTACCTGTTCGTGACTTGAAAACAGCCGAGGTTGCGGTAGTTTCTATTCCTTCCATATTTTACGGAAAGAAAATTAAGCCTGGCTCCGTTGAACTAAACTACTACATCTCAGGCTCTGTTGTTGGTACATTGAAGGATCGAGGGTACAATGGAGAACTTATACAGACGTTTATTACATCGTCATCTCCAGAGGATTACTCAGGCTCAGTAGCGGGTATTGTTCTTTATAATGAGGGCCTGATATTGTTAACTGGTTCGTATCAACTGGGTGTCGACAATGACATTAGCTATATTGATCACTATGGCAATGTATTAGGAGCTAGCATCAATAAGTGGACACACTTCGGTTCAGGTGGAGTCACAGGATCAATGGCAATACCTCCAACGTTGGCGTCTGCTTCTTATGAAGTAAAGTTCCAGGGAACTACTGAAACACCAACCATGATGATGATGGCTCATGCTAAATATGGAGAACTTAACTGGTCAAACAACCCTACGTTCGTTGATAGCACAAGTCCCTACTTAGGAGCATATTCATCCAATATATACAACTATACAGAGCAAGATGTGTTGGCTGCCAATGTAACTGATACACAATTCGCTGAGTACACACCAGAGAAAAAAAGAGAAACCTATATAACCAAAGTTGCCATATACGATGACAAAAGAAATCTTATAGGCATAGCCTCTGTTGCCAATCCTGTGAGGAAAACAGAAGACCGTCAATATACTTTTAAATTAAAGTTAGATTTATAATTTGACAACCTCCAGATTATATGTTATAATAGAATTATGATTTTAGGAATAGATATTAGTACAAGTAAGATTGGTTACTCTGTGATTGATTGTAGCACAAATTTAATTGAATGTCAATTAATTAAATTAAAATCTTCAGATTCTTTAGAAACAAGAGCAGATCTATTCTTCAGTATCATAACTGAAGTGGAGAAGAAATATGAAATCAAACACGTATTCGTCGAACAGCCGTTCATCGCATTTTCAGGAGGCAAGACGACGGCAGCTACTATGGCAAAGTTGCAACGCTTTAATGGTATGTGCTGCTATGTCCTCCGTTTGCTATTTGGTTTTCCTGCAACACTCATACAGGCTAATAAAGCAAGAGGGCTTGTTGGACTTAAGATCAAGCGTGGAGAAAAGACGAAGCTCAAGGTTATTGAGTGGGTTGAGGCGAAATATCCAAAAGATTTTATAGTTGAATACACAAGACATGGCAACCCAAAGCCCGGCACAGATGATAAAGCCGACGCGATTGTTATAGCAAATGCAGGTTTAAAAACTATTTAGGCATAGAGGTGATGTTTATGTCTAACGATATGAAACTTATAATGGAGAACTGGAGAACCAGTCGCTTATTACTAGAAGCCGATCAGAAACAAATTACAACGTTCCTGAACTCTGCTGCTAAGGATTCTTTGCCTGATGAAAAGGTTGAAGCCGTTTTTGACAAACTACAACAAGACGCACAGTTCAAAGAATTGATGTCGTTCTTTTCTGAAATTGAAGCCCTACCCGTAGACGAAGGACTTATTGATGATGCTATGGCTTCTTTATCGGTTAAAGGCATGTCGATGATTGATGCCTTAAAAGATCGTCCCGGCGGACAGAAACTAGCGAATGCAGCTCCTGCGATAATGGCATTGGCGTATGCAGCATCTAAATGGTATGCTGGTGATTTAGATATGGATGATCTCGAAACAGTTGCAACCATCATGAAAAAAGGCGCCCAAACTGATTTAAATTCAATAGCCGCAGCCGGTGGGTAAAAAAACAATTTGACAAATATTCAAAACGTGTTATACTAAATTATCGGAGGATAACATGGAAGAGAAACGTAAGATCGTTTCCGACATACTTGGGAGGTATGTTCGGAAGGGAAATGAACACCTATACTCTTGTCCCTACTGCAAGCACCACAAAAAGAAGATGTCTGTCAATTTTGCACAAGGCGTATTCAAATGTTGGGTTTGCGACACAAGAGGTAAGAACATCTACAGGATTGTTCGTAAGTTTGGTAATTATAACCAACGCCAGAAGTGGCTTGAACTTGAAGGTCGCTTAGACCTATCAGAGTTTGATAAGCTTTTCAACGAACTAAACGAGGTAGAAGTAGAGCAAGTTATTGACTTGCCAAAAGAGATGATATCGCTTTGTAACAAGCGACTCCCCAAGTCATCTCAAAAGCCCTTAGATTATTTACGAGACCGAGGGATATCCATGGAGCAGATAAAGCTTTGGAAAATAGGCTACTGCACGGAGGGAAGATACGGAGGCCGCATTATTGTGCCATCATTCAATATGAACGGAGAGCCTAATTATTTTATTGCTCGTTCGTATGTTGGTCACAAGAGGAAGTATCTCAACCCTTTGGCTTCCAAGGATATTATATTCAATGAGCTTATCATTGATTGGGATGAGCCGGTGGTTCTTGTCGAAGGCGTCTTCGATGCCCTCGTAGCAGGAACACAAGCCGTTCCTATCCTCGGCTCCACTCTAAGGACTAACTCGCGCCTGTTCCAAGCTCTGTCAATCAACGATACTCCAGTTTATCTGGGACTCGACGCCGATGCAGAAAAAAAAGCTGGACAAATGATAAAAAACATGTTACAATATGATATGGAGGTTTATAGGATTGATACTTCGACAGTTGAAGATATTGGATCAATGTCCGAGAGACAGTTCTATAATGCTTTCCAAAATGCCGAACCAATAGAGTCGGACTTTTATTTCTTTGAAAGAATGATGCAAAACATATAACAGGAGGATACATGACTTATAAAATTGCACACTTTGCGGATACACACATTCGTAATCTTAAATATCACGATGAATACCGCTTCGTATTCAAACAGATGTACAAGAAGCTTCGAGAACAGGACGTTGATATGATTGTTCACTGTGGCGACCTTGCTCACACCAAAACTCAACTATCACCAGAGTACTTTGCTCTGGCTGCTGAGTTTCTTAAGAACCTTGCCGATATCGCACCAACCTATATTATATTAGGAAACCACGATGGCAATTTAAAGAACTCCGGAAGGGAAGACGCAGTCTCTCCTATCGCTAACGCTCTGGAACACCCTAACCTATATTTGCTCAAGGACTCAGGAAACTACAAGGTAGATTCAGGATTGTCCTTTAATGTTCTCTCCATATTTGATAGACACCATTGGCAAGACCCGGATGAAGATACAATAAGTATCGCACTCTATCACGGTGCTGTGATGGGCTCTCGAACTGGCACCGGCTGGGCAATGGAACATGGAGACGACGATATCTCTGTCTTCCAAGGTCATGACTTTGCTATGCTTGGAGATATACACAAACCGCAGATACTAGACCCCGAAGGTCGAGTTCAATATGCTGGCTCAACTATACAGCAGAATTTCTCAGAAGGCACACGCAAGGGGTACAAACTCTGGAACATTAAAGACGCAGATACATTTGATGTACAGCACGTCACCTTTGTCTCTCCTAGGCCGTTTATGACGCTTGATTTAGATAAAGCAGGGAACATACCAGAGCATTACCATATTCCACGTGGTGCCCGTCTCAGGCTAATAGGGCGTACAAATTTAGCATCGTCACAAATACGCAAGGTTACCGAATTAGCCCACGCAACATACAGCCCTACCTCTGTTACCTTTGTAGACAAAAGCAACTCAGAATTCACGTCCTCGCTTGGAGGAACACAGAAAATGGAAAACCTTCGAGAACTATCCGTACAAGAACGTTGGATTCGAGACTATTTGAAAGATTATGAACTTGATGAGGAAATAGTACAAGAAGTACTTGACTTGAACTCTAAATACAATAAGGAAGCAGAAAAGAATGAAGAAGTCAGAAGAAATGTCACATGGAATATTAAAGAGATGCAGTTCAGCAATCTATTCAATTATGGATCAGACAATAGGGTTGATTTTAATAAGCTGTCTGGAATTGTTGGCATTTTTGGCAAGAACTACAGCGGTAAATCTTCTGTTATTGATTCTGCTTTGTATGGGCTTTTTAATACGACCTCCAAGGGGGAGAGAAAGAACGTACACATCGTTAATCAAAATAAGAACACAGCAAGCATCAAAATGGTTGTTGAAGCAGATAACCAAGAGTATCAAATATGCAGGAATCTTAATAAGTCTAGTAAGACCGTCAAAGGAAAGTCCGTCGTTAGTGCCGCTGGGGATCTTGACTTTCATAATATCAGCACCGATAGCTCTTGCAATGGCGACTCTGTAAAGGACTCTGATAAGAATATACGGCGGGTTCTCGGCTCTATCGAAGACTTTATGATTACATCGATGGCTAGTCAGATGGATTCTCTATCGTTTATCAAAGAAGGTTCGACCAAGCGTAAGGAAATACTTGCAAAGTTTTTGGACCTTGAGATATTTGATAAGAAGTTCAAACTAGCCAAAAAAGACTCTGCTGAGATTTCTACTTTGATAAAGCGTTTTAAGAATAAAGAATTATCTAAAAAGCTAGTAATAAAGCAGGAAACTATCGAAGAAATCAAGGACGATATAGACAAGCAAACAGATCTGTGCAAGAAGCACAACAGTAGATACGAAGAACTTAAAGCAGAATTTGATAAGATAAGCGAAGAGATCTCGTCTATCCCCACAGAAATTGTGGACATACATCAGATTGAAGATGCGATTGCACAAAAGCAAGAAGATATCTTATCTTGCGTTAGGACAATTGACACCAGTAAGAAGGAAATAGCAAAGAACAAAGAGGTAGCAAGTGAGATAGTCACGTTCATTTCCTGCTTGTCCCAAGAGAGACTACAGTCTATGGAAGAAACATGGAACGAATACAAGAAAGAGCACACTACTGCCGTTAACAAAACAAAAACATTAGCCGTAAAAGAGAAAAACGCTACTGGAAAAATAAAAATACTTGATAAGCATGAGTATGATCCGGATTGTAAATATTGTTGTGAAAACAAATTTGTAAAAGATGCAAACAAGGCAAGAACAACTCTACCGACCATTCAAAAAGAGATAGCCGAACTTTCTGCTAGTATCGCTGATCTTGATGAAAAAATGAACTTTTTAGATATAGAAGCAATCCACAGAGACTTACAAAAGGTTGATAAGTTTAAAAATAGAAAGAAAACAATCTTAGCACAAAACAAAAATTTAGAAATGAAGATAGACTCTCTATCCTCAAAGATATCTTTGTATAAAAATGAATTGGAAACTTTGCGAGAAAAACAACAAGAGTATGAGGATAACAAACACATCATAGAAAACTTGTCGTCGCTATCCAGAGAGAGACATGCAATCAAGACGAAGATGTCGGAAGCTAAAACCAGGAAGGACAAGTGTGACAACAAGATTCAAGATTACCTTGTAGAGCTTGGAGCAATGAAGCATGCAATCAAGATTATACGTTCAGAAAAAGCAGAACAAGATGTTCTAGAACGTGGTTGGGTGGCTTATGATCTTTTTATGAGATGTATGCATCCAAATGGTATTGCTTATGAAGTCATTAAGCGAAAACTACCGATCATCAATGAAGAGATACAGAAATGTTTGTCAACCATTGTCGACTTTGAAATAAACTTTGAAGAAGACGGTAGGAACCTTAACATCAATATAAAACACCCACAATATGACTCTCGTCCAATATCAATGGGTTCTGGTGCTGAAAAGACGATCGCTGCGATGGCTATACGCCTTGCTCTTATTTCTATTACAAATTTGCCCAAAAGCACACTATTTATTATGGATGAGCCTGCAACTGCGCTTGATCAAGAGCATATGGAAGGGTTCATAAGACTTTTGGAGATGATAAAGACAAAGTTCAAAACTATCCTTTTGATATCGCACTTGGATGTTTTAAAGGATTGCGTTGACACAACTATCGACATACAAAAGCATAATGGCTACGCCAAGGTAAACGTGTAATGGACAAAGATAAGATTCTAGATACTATCAACGATAGTATAGTAGAAGCAAGCCAAGAGAAGCTTGCGAGTGCAGACTTTCAAAAAGCACTTCATTTAAACAACCCCAAGAAAGGTATTTTGGATGCAGTACAAGAGAGGCTGATATCTCGCAAGCTTCTTGTTTTTATTTGTGCAACCGCTCTCCTTGCTTCGGCTCAACTTGATCCGGAGACTTGGGGAATGATTGCTATGATATACATCGGTGGTCAAACCGCTGTTGATTTTGCAAAGATGTGGAAACATGGTGGTTAGTTGGTCTAAAATAAAAGCATGGATAAAAGCTCACTGGAACTGGTTGGTTCTTGTGGGCTTGTTCTGTTTGGCTTATGCTCTTGGAAAGAAAGGAGCACGAGGCTTACTAGCCCAAGCAGAAGCAGCAAAGGCACAATATAAAGCAGAGTCCGAAGCAATCGAGGAAGCAGCAAGAGATAAGAACAAGCGAGATCAAAAGATTGACAAGAAGGTTGAAGAGATAAAGAAAAGAATAGAAGAAAAGAAACGACAAGACCTTGAAGATTTGAAGAGAGATATTGACGCTGACAAGGTTTTACAAGACTTAGGAATAGACAGAAAATGATTTTAATACTACTATCATCACTAGCATGGGGTTCAAGCCCCGAATACACTTACCTTCAAGCAGGAGATATCGCACCATTCAACGGACGCCTGATGAGCGACGCAGCGATTGACCTCATAACTCAAGAGATTGTAAACGCACCAGAAGAGTGCCGTATTGAAATGCAATATCAACTTGCGATGCTTGAAGCAGATAAAAACGAAGAGATAAGAAAGCTCAAGAGCACAATGAAGTTTAACAATGAAATTCACGATGCAAAGATCCTAGAACAACAAAAGCGCATCCAAGAACTTGAAGAGTTGAAAACCCCGCCAAAAAGCAGACTTTGGTTTGGCTTGGGACTAATTACTGGCGTAGGCACAACAATAGCCATAGCAAATGCGGTAAACTAATATGTTAGTAAAAATAATAAAGAAAATAAAGAAGTTGGTTTGTCCACCGGCAACTCAAGATCTCGCTCTCAATACAAAGAACCGAGACGCAACAATAAAGAAGTACAACTACGGACCTCTTAATGTTGACGAACCAGCGGACTATTGGGATAAGATAGCAAAGTATTGGAAGACCAGCTTGAAAGCAGCAAAGAAGTCTGTATGTTACAACTGCGTTGCGTTTGATATATCTCCTCGCATGAAGGAGTGTTTACCCGGTGATACGTTTGATGACGATGGAGTGCTCGGATATTGTTGGATGCACCACTTTAAATGTCATTCTGCTCGTGCTTGTCATACTTGGGCAAAAGGCGGCCCAATCAAAACAGATAAAGAATCAGCCGAATGGCAAAAGAAAAACTCTGGAGGTTTTGATGAAAAGTAAAGATCCTAATTATGCTGTCAAGGTTGAACAAGCGATAGTAAAAAAGTATGGAGAAGACACCGTAAAGCACCCAAGAAGCAGCTGGACCGATGACAAAGAGCGAGATTACGTCAAGCAGCTCAAAGATCTATACAGCGGTTCTGGTGTTTGCGAACAAGAACACGTTGAACTAAATGGAGTTTTTATATCAAATAAACTACTTATGAAAGAAACCAAGCGTTCTTGCCCGGTTTGCAATACATACTCATTTAAGTCTAATGATGATGTTTATATGTCAAAGTTTAAATGTTGTGAAAAGTGTTACATTCAATGGGTTGAGGGACGTGAGGAAAGATGGCTAAAAGGATGGAGACCAAATGAGCAGTAAAACACTAGAGATAATTCAAGGACTCGCACAGGCAGCAGCAAATGCCTATGATGGTGCGCATGATGAACGTTATACGCTTGATGGACAAACAAAACAAGTCGGTCTCCAAAGAGAACAAGGTTGTCCGCTGATGGACACAAGAGTTATGGATGGCTTCTCTATTAAATTCTACGGCGACTCAATGATTATTAATTACCAGTCCGATATCGCTCTTCGTGAGGTATATGCAAATGACTTCGAAAATGAGATATCTAGACGACTCAACGAAGTAAAAAAGTTTTTACAAAAAGAGTATCGGGCTGTTACCGGAAACTCGGTCACTCTTAAAGCAAAAGGCGAACCACAAATACTAGTACAGTCAACCTCACGGGTTCGTTCGTTTGTACAAGCGTACCAACACTATAAAGTTTCCGGTATTGAATCTTTACCTATTCTTGAGCCTTCAGTTGATCACACTCGTGATATCACTAGAAAGTTCCTTTCTCAGTTTTCTGACAAGAGGCCAAGCAATGATACTCGTAAGAAAGGAGATAATCAAAAATGAGAATCACGAAAGAACAACTAAGACAAATTATTAAAGAAGAACTCGAAGCCGTAATGAGCGAAGAGTCTGGTCCGCGACCTTTACTGACATTGGATAATTTAGAAAACCAAGCATACAACATAGCAACATCAGAAATGGAAAAAAATACCAGAGAAGAAGAGCGCGAGATGCAAGGCCAAAAAGTAGTAGACTATATAGATGAAACAACTGGTCAATTAATGGCCAGAGTGTACATGGACCCATCAGGGCCAACAATAGATATTTTTGATGATGAACTCGCCAGCAGAATGTCTGCTAGTATGAGATCACCGGAACTTAGAGGTCGAGCTGGTGAAGAGTTTTCATCGTATGGATTTGATAGCAAGTCCTAATAGGAGAGTATGACTCTTAAGTTAACAAAACAAGAGATTGTAAAAGAGATCGTAAAGTCGGGAAAAGATCCGGTATATTTTATTAACAACTATTGCCGGATCTCTCACCCACTTCGCGGTCTTATTCCTTTTAATACTTATCCTTATCAAGATGACTTATTAAGAGACTTTAACGATTATCGTTTCAATGTCATTCTCAAAGCAAGACAGCTTGGGATCTCAACGATCTCGGCTGCTTATGCTGTTTGGTTTATGTTGTTTCACAAAGAAAAGAACATTCTTGTAATGGCAACCAAGTTTACAACAGCCGCAAACCTTGTCAAGAAAGTCAAAAGCGTTATGAAGAATCTACCACCATGGATGAAGGTGGCCAAGATTACAATCGACAACAGAAACTCGTTTGAGTTATCTAATGGCTCAACGATAAAAGCCGTCGGAACCTCAGCCGATGCTGGTCGTTCAGAGGCACTGTCTCTTCTTATTATTGACGAGGCTGCTCACGTCGAAGGACTTGAAGAACTCTGGGCAGGTCTTTACCCAACTCTATCAACAGGTGGTCGCTGCATTGCCCTATCAACTCCTATGGGTGTTGGTAACTGGTTCCACAGAACTTATGTTGATTCTGAGGCTGGTGACAACGAGTTTCACCCTATCTCGCTTCCATGGGATGTGCACCCGGAGCGCGATCAATCTTGGTTTGAGAAAGAGACTAAAAACATGTCTCGGAGACAAATAGCACAAGAGCTTGAGTGTAATTTTAATACATCAGGCGAAACTGTCATACACCCTGACGATATAGCTTGGATACATGAACAGATATGTGAACCAGAATACAAGACCGGCTTTGATAGAAATCTTTGGATATGGGAGAGATATCAAGAGGGTGTGCCTTATCTTTTGGTTGCTGATGTTGCAAGAGGTGATGGCGCCGACTCTTCGGTCTTTCATGTGTTGCGTACTGATACGATGGAGGTTGTAGCAGAGTACCAGGGAAAACCAACGCTAGATCATTACTCTCATATACTCAATGATGCTGGTAAGGAGTATGGAAACTGTCTGCTTGTTGTTGAGAACGTTGGTATCGGTATATCTGTTTTAGAGAAACTAAGAGACCTTGAATACCCTAAGATATATTATTCTATCAAGTCGACTCATGAATATATTGACGCACTGCAAGGAGAATATAACGATAGAGCGGTAATGGGCTTCACCACGTCTAGTAAAACGAGGCCGCTCATTGTAGCAAAGCTAGAAGAATATATCAGGAATAAACTTATCAAGCCAAGATCTTCACGTCTATTTCACGAAGTTAAAACATTTATTTGGAACAATGGAAAACCACAGGCTATGAGAAGCTATCATGATGATTTAATAATGTCTATGGCAATCGCCTGTTGGGTTAGAGACACTTCCCTAGAGGTATCGAAAAAAGAAATGGAATATCAAAAAGCGATGGTCAATGCAATGTACTCAACAAACAAAACTCTAAGTACAACCATTCCAGGTATGAAGAGCCATGACACAAAGTTTGAAAACAAGTACAAAGAAGAAATCAGTCAAGCAAAAGAATTTGTTTGGATTTTCAAAGGATGACTTGACAAACCATTTACTTTATGGTACAATTAAACTATTTACTAACAAATAAGGTTTTAACATGGCAAATAGAAATAAAAAATCGCCCTACAATCCGCAGTCGGATTTGTTTAAAGCGTTGACTAGATTGTTTTCTGGACCGATAACTCAAAGAAAAACACAGACAGGACGACAATTGCGTCGTAGGCATTTAGACATGTACGCATCCAGATTCAAGTCAGCGTCTGGCAAACAGTTTAAAAAATGGGAATATAACCCAATTAACAATTTGACACTGAGTATGATATCCAACAGGAACCGTGCTGAGCGATATGTTGATTTTGACGAAATGGAGTACGTACCAGAGATTGCTTCGTCTCTAGACATCTACGCTGATGAGATGACAACTCACACTGATATCCGTCCAATGCTTAGGATAAAATGTGCAAACGAAGAAATAAAACACATTCTTAAGAACCTGTATCACAATGTGCTAAATATTGAACAAAACCTGTTCGGATATTGCAGAACAATGTGTAAGTACGGAGACTTCTTTCTTTACCTAGATATCGATGAGCATCTCGGCATCAGAGCAGCAATTGGTTTACCTCCCCAAGAGATAGAAAGATTAGAAGGCGAAGATGAGACCAATCCAAATTACGTACAGTACCAATGGAACACTGCCGCTCTCACGCTAGAGAATTGGCAGGTTGCACACTTTAGAGTGTTGGGTAATGACAAACATGCTCCCTATGGAACATCTATCTTGGAACCAGCCAGAAGAATACACAGACAGCTTATATTGCTTGAAGATGCTATGATGGCTTATCGTATTGTTCGTGCTCCTGAGCGTCGTGTGTTTAAAATTGATGTTGGCGGTATTCCGCCACAAGAAGTCGAACAATATATGCAAAAAGTAATGACGCAAATGAAACGTCACCAAGTTACCAATCCCAAAACAGGGCAAGTTGATTTGAGATACAATCCTTTGTCTGTTGAGGAAGACTATTACATTCCTATTCGTGGCGGGCAAAGTACTACCGATATATCCAGTCTACCAGGTGCTACCTATAATGGTGGTATTGACGATGTTAAATACCTTAGAGATAAGCTCTTTTCAGCACTAAAAGTCCCACAATCATACCTTTCAATGGGAGAGGGCGCCACGGAAGACAAGACAACTTTGGCTCAAAAAGATATTCGTTTCGCTAGAACCATTCAACGCTTGCAAAGAATTATGACCTCAGAGCTTGAAAAAATAGGTATAATACACTTGTATACTTTAGGATATAGAGAGGATGATCTTCTTTCTTTCAAATTACAACTTAACAACCCTTCTAAAATAGCAGAACTTCAGGAGCTTGAGCATTGGAAGCAAAAATTTGACATTGCAGGATCAGCCACAGAAGGTTACTTTTCAAAGCGCTGGATTGCAGAAAACTTGCTCGGAATGTCTGAAGACGAGTTCTTACGTAATCAAAGAGAAATGTTCTTTGATAAAAAGTACGCTGCGAAACTTGATGCTGCATCTGCTGGCGGTGAAGCCGCTGAGGGAGCAGGCGGAGACGGAGGAGTCGCTGGTGGGATGAGTGCGCTTGGTGGCACATCTGATGCCGAACAAGCCGACACCCCTCCTGGCGATACTGGAGCCGGCGAGACACCCACTGGGGAAACCGGGGGTGACAAAGGGGGTGATTCTGATCTTCTCGCCGAGCCTCCACCCGCCAAGAGAGATGATGAGGTTATTAGGCCACCATATATAACCAACAAGGGCGCTCTCAATAAGCAGTTTACAAACTGGAGTACGCCGGAACAAGGAACACCTAGGACAACACACCATGGGGCTATGGGCTACGGTGGCATGTCAAACCTGTATAAGCGAAAAGAAAATATCGAACACGATGAAGAAAGATTGTTTTCAATATCAAAAGAAGTTGAAGACCTGTTGGAAGGTCTATATTTAAAGGAGAAAAAACATGAAACACAATAAGAAAAGAAATACCGCTTTTCTTTATGAATGTCTTATCAAAGAAACAACAAAAGCTATCGTACGTAAAGATGAGCAGACAAAAGAAACAGTAGTTAATATGCTTAAAAGAAACTTCTCAAAGGGCACCCCGTTGTACGAAGATCTACAGATGTACAAACAACTGCTTGAAACAAAAGATCTTGCTGAGAGTTTTGGAAAACGGTTCATCACAGAGGTCAAAAAGGACTGGGATGAGTTAGACAGAAAAAAAATATTTAATGCTCAAACCATTCTTATCAAAGAATTTAATGTGCATGTTCCACACGCATTTGCAAACTTTGTACCTAACTATAAAAACATAGCCACAGTTGGCCAGTATTTCCATTCTAGCGGCCTTAAACCAAAGACTAGGCTGCTCATAGAGGATAGGGTAAAAGACCTCGTTATTTCGCATTCTCGGCCAAAGAATGAGGAAGCGATGAAACCTTTAGACTCCTTAGAATATAAAACGTTTGTCAATAAGTTTAATGAAACATACAAGAGAACTCTACAAACAGAACAAAGAGAACTGCTATCTAACTATATTACGTCTTTCTCCGACAACGGTTTGGGGCTTAAGTCATTTATGAATGAGGAGCTTGGTAGATTAAAGAAGCAAGTCACTCTGTTATCCGAGACTAGTTATAAAGACAAGCTTGCCATGGTTGGAGAGAAGTTGGAAAGTTTTTCGACAAAACCAATCGATAAGAAAATGGTTGAGGACGTATTTTATATTCAAGACCTGGTTGCGGAGATAAGTAAAAATGAAAGTTAAAATTGTACAGCCGGAAGAGACTATCAGTGTCGACGTTGATAAAAATATTGAGGTTGAAGTTAAGCCAACTATAAATGTTGAGATTGTAAATTCCAACAAACAGACTCTTAATTTTGCTCTGAATATGCGCAAGGCTTTGAACGGAGACTTGATGATATTTGATCACAAGGATATTGATATCATTGTTATGCGAGAAAAGAAAAAAGTTGTTGCTTTTGCAAAAGACTTGGTTTCCGAAGTTGCCTACGGGGCTGAGTCTCGGCTGATGGAGTACTTACGTCGGGTAGGGATCATTGAGTATGATTCGATACAAGGCGGTAATGTATATGGCTCACTAGAGGGTAAGATACATGAGTCTAAAGAAAGAGACTCTGTTAGTTCTGCTCTATATCAAATATCCGAATGGATAGGCTCAGAAGCCCCATATATAGAAGCAACAAAGGGCCATGATGAACAAATGGAAGATGCACTACTGGAGCCTGATGCCGACCACTCAACGGAACTTGGAGAAGTTCCTCACGAGGAAGAGAAAGGTTCTATCGTACAGCACAATCTCTTTGCTCCATATTTATACGGAAGGTACACTTACTAATGAAACTTATAATGGAAAACTGGCGAAGGTTCTTAACTGAAAGCCCTTTGTACGATTATCAACCCGAAAAGTTTGCAGAGCTGTCTCTTTTTCATGAAGATAATGGAGACAATGGTGAATTGATATTATATCATATGATGCCAACTATTACGGATAATGGAATGTACATTGTTGGGTACATGACATACGGCCAAACAAATGAACCTTGCATTCCAAAAACTTACGAAATAGAAGCAGTTTATACTGAGAATCAGGCAAGAGGAAAAGGTTTTTCTAAAATATTATATGATTCACTATTCGCTATAGCGAAGGATAAAGGATACGGAGTAACATCGGACCATTCTGCTGGAACAACTGATGTAGCAAAAGATAAAGTTTGGAGCAAAATAGAAGCGTCTGCCGAGTATACCAAAAGAGAGACCGGCGAGAACAACTCAGAGTTTGATTACAATAAAAGCACTCCTGATCCGGATGATGATTGTGACGTTGGCTTATATGGAGATCCAGACAAACTAGCAACAGATCATTCGTTTGAAAAACAAAACACAAGTGCTGAAGGGCAAACTTACAAAAAACTAATAAGAAATCACTTATTGAATATCAGATATTTAAAGAATGGTAAAGATATGAAATGGCTAGAAAAACAACTATCTGACAGAGGTGCCAATCGCTTTTCGGATGTGTATTCTGATGAACTAGCAAAAGAACAGGGACTATAAACATAACGGAGTTTAAATGTTAAATTTTATCCTTGCCTGTTACGGCATGACTTTTATTCTTGTGTATGGCAAGATATTTGAAGATATTCGTCCACCAAAAGATTATACAAAGAAATGGAACACGCTTTTTCACTGTCCGCTTTGTATGGGTTTCTGGGTCGGAGTATTTTTGTTTTCTATAAACGGATTTACAGAACTATTTACATTTGAATATAATTTAGCAAACGCATTTATTTGCGGTTGTGTTTCCGCTGGTTCGTCGTACATCTTATCCATGATAATAAATGACGATGGGCTTAGGACTCAAAGCCAAAAAGTAAACTGCAACTGTTCAAGAAGGAGCACATTATGATGAAGAAATGGATGCTACAACCAGTTCGTCGTTGCTGTTCAGGCAGCTGACTCAAGCGGGTGATGCCCGCAACTATGGAGATATGAATGAGTAAACAATTATTAACAGAATTTTTTGAATTATGCCCTAATGGGCGCTGCCTCGATATGCTTAGCGAAAGACAAAAGCGCGAAGTTGTTGAGGAAGGGGCCGTTTATCTTACTGGTCGTATTCAAACAGCAGGTAAGAAGAACGGTAACGGAAGAGTATATCCTCGTAAAGTTCTAGAAAAGGAAATCACAAACTATCAAAAGATTGTCAAAGACAGTAGAGCGACTGGTGAACTAGACCACCCGGATGACTCAGTCATAAACCTTAAAAATGTTTCTCATATTATCGTTGAGTGCTGGTGGCAGGGTGATGACGTCATGGGTAAGATAAAAGTTCTTGACACACCATCAGGTAGAATTTTAAAAGACCTTATCAATGCCGGTGTCAAGCTCGGTATATCGTCTAGAGGTCTTGGCTCGGTTAACGAAGGCTTAGATGGGACGTCCACGGTTAATGAGGACTTTCAGCTTATTTGTTTTGATATTGTCTCTGAGCCGTCAACACCAGATGCATTTGTATATCCAGATAGCAAAAAGCAAGCGTTCGGCTCTGATGCTTTTAGTGTCAAGATAAGAGAGAACAAGCAAAATCAAATTGACAATCTATTTAGTAAGATCTTGAGGGACTAATGAAAAAAGAAGAATTAAAAAGCGTTTTAAAACCATTGATTAAAGAGTGTATTCGCGAAGTAATATTTGAAGAAGGTGCTCTTTCTTCTGTTGTATCTGAGGTAGTTAGAGGCATGGGGCAACCTATCGTTGAAACCAAGCAAGCTCCTCAAGTAAAACAAAAACCACAATACGAAACAAACGAACAAGCAAAAACAAGACTTGAACAACAAAGAAAAAAAATGATGGAAGCTGTTGGCCAAGATGCTTACAACGGTGTTAATCTGTTTGAAGGGACGACACCAGCGCCTTCTGTTTCTGAAGGACGAACAAACAGCGCATTAAGTGGAGTTGAGCCGGGCGATCCTGGTGTGGACATTTCTTCTTTTATGAGCAAGTCTTCCGCTATATGGTCAAAAATGGCAGGTAAATAATGGGAACCAACTATTCAGTAAAAGTTCGTCGTAAAGACAACATTGAGCGCGTCATCAAGCGCTTTATAAAAAAATGTAAAAAACTTGGTATAATTGATGAGGTTAGAGAACGACGTCATCACACTAAGCCTTCTGAGAAACGAAGGAAGGCAAAAGCTCGTGCTGTTCGTCGTAGAATTAAAGAAGAGAGAAAACGTAGAAAATAGACTATTTATTGTAGTTTAAGGAGTATTAAATGTCAGTACATAAACATAGTAGTTGGGGTCGAACAAGAAGACCAAAAGCATTAATGAACGATACAGCGGTTGCATCAAAACAATCCGCTACTTCAGTAACCTGTGTGGCGGTTGCAGATCTTGCCGATAATTTGAATAGCGCAGATGCAGGAAAGAACGGCTACGTAACAGAAAATCAAAGGTTCATTCATATTCAAATAGAGAATGATGGAACTGATGACACATTGCAACTGTTTGCGTATAACTATGCCTTTGGTGCTTGGGCGGCGCTTTATCTGCCACATGGTACTAAGGTTCAGGCTGATACCAATTTAGAAGCTACAACCACTAATGATGTGTACGTTGAGGCAAAATGGACAACTGTGGACGGCAAGTTCATGGTAACAATACCAATTCATGGGATTGACAGAATCGCTTTTGTACATGATGGAACTCTAAATGATATGGTGGTTCGAGCCGCATGTAGCACATTCTAAGAGAGGTATAAATGTCAAATCTTGGCTGGGCATTCATAAGCGGCAGCAACGCAGGTGGTGTAAATGATTCTGTTCAAATTAAGATCGGCCAGGAATTTACTGGTTCGAATCAGTTTACCTACAACATTGCCTCTTCAACAGTAGCGTTAACAGGTACCTTAAATGTCTCTGGTACTGTTAACGCTAACGCTTTTAATTTAGACGTTACAAACAAGAACGTTACAAACCTCAGCATCACAGGCTCAAGCAAGTTCGGAGACACTTCAGACGATGCTCATGAATTCACAGGCTCTCTCAGTGTAAGTGGTCGCATGTCCGGTTCAGCAGGAACATTTACAACCTTAGCTGGTACATCGCTTTCACTTCAAAATGGTGGCATAACTAACGCTGGTGCGATAGCAGGGATCACCACTGTTTCAGGTGGTGCGGGTACGTTTACTACAATCGCCGGGACGTCATTGGCTCTTCAAAATGGTGGTATAACTAACGCTGGTGCCATCGCCGGAGCAACAACCGGAACATTTTCCAGCACTCTCTCTGGTGCTGCTAGCACATTCACAACTATCGCTGGTACACAACTAGCTCTACAGAACGGTGGTATAACCGCTGCTGGAGCAATCGCAGGTGCGACCACAGTCAGTGGAACTGCTGGTACCTTTACAACATTGGGAGCCACAGGCCTAGCATTGCAAAATGGCGGCATTACGAACGCCGGAGCTATTGCTGGTGCAACAACGGGCACTTTCTCAAGCACCATTTCCGGTGCTGCTGGTACCTTCACCACTTTAGGTGCCACAGGCTTAGCACTACAAAACGGAGGTATAACGAATGCAGGAGCAATTGCAGGCGCTACAACTGGGACATTCTCAAGTACCGTCTCAGGTGCTGCTGCTACATTCACAACCATAACAGGCACATCTCTTAACTTACAAAACGGTGGTGTTGTCAATGCTGGTATAATAACTGGCTCTACATTAAGACTTTCCAATCTTAGTCCCGGAACCGCCACAACGTCAAGCTACTTAGCACTTGATTCAAACAGTAACGTAATACTAACATCGTCCTCTGGTGGTGGAGGTGGCTCTGGAGGTACTATCGGAGCAGCTGAGGATGGAGACTATACGGACGGTTTGTATACGGACTTTACCACAGATACCACAGTTGGGACTGCTGTTGATAGATTTAATGAGGTTCTAAAAATCTTAGCACCTCCTCCAGCTCCAGCGGTCAACTCAATAAATGAAGACGTCACAGACGGTATCTCTGCTAAACTATCGTTTGGTGCTTCAAATGCAATCTCAGGCTATGTGTCTTCTGGTACCAACGCTGGATTCAGTGCTGTGGCGCGAACTGGTACTTACTCCGCTGCTACATCTGGTTCCAACATAAGGTTGGGTGTTTATGATGGCACACAAGACATAACAGGTTTCATAAACCATGATACTGTCGAGTCTGTGTCTAATGGGCGAATAGCATTTTCCAATGATGCGTTTGGAAACGCCAATGAAGGAACCCTTAAACTTGAATTGAACGGAGTTGTTATACACTCTGTTTCATTGTCTGGTTTGGCAGGTAGTGGTAATCCAAACACTGGCTCTGCGACATCTCTTACTAGTCAATCAGGTTTTACAAATGTATCGGTTACGGCTTCTTCGTTTGATGGTAACAATGCAGAGTGGTTTATATTCAAACACAGAACTGCGAAGTTTAAAGTTGATGCAGCTAATCAAAAAGTTGGCTGGAATTATGCTAGAGTTATACACACCCTAGCATCGGACTCAGCAACAAACTATATCGAATGGATAAACGACCCATCTGGCGCAGTCAATGACTTGTCAATAACAAATCCTAGAATAGAAGAAGTTACATTAGCTGGATCAAAATTTCTCTCCGGTGTTGAGTACAATACCGATGCAACTGCGAAATACAAAGCCGACATAAACAACTTGTATAGAAATGTATACGCAGCCTCTGGTACGCCCATTTCATTCACAGTGGTCAACAGTACCACACCCTCGGCACAAGGCGTACCAGATATAGGAGGTTCGGAGAACAACACAAAAGTGTTAGGTGTTACTGGTGCTTTGGACTTCAACGGCTCTACTTTATTTAATGGAGCCATAACAAGCAATGTTACTGTTACTCACCCTCTCAAAAACACAATCACGAACACAGGCTCCGCCACGACAGGGAACGGCTTTTTAATTGATAACAGGACGCTCGCTAGTGCAGTGCTAGAAGAGAAATTTCATGACGAAACATATAGAAAAACATCTGGTTCGTATGATACACAAGCCTCAACAACGAATGCTTCCTCGGTATGGAGTTCTCAAAATCATATGACCGGAGGTGGAGCAACTGGTCACACTGATGGTTTGTTGTTTCACAATCAAAGACTATACAGCCCTGTTGATGATGACATACCAAATGGTGGGAACTTTGGAGGTATTTCAAATGTTGAGACTGGTCAACCAAACTATTCTGGTGTCACCGGCACTAGAACGTTTTACAGAGTTGTATCAAACTCCAGTGGAGCTTCAAAACGAGACATGAAAATTGTTTCAACAAAAAACAGCACGACCTATAACAACTCATCCCTTGCAGCATCCAACGTGCATTTCTTTGTAAAGATTCCGGCATCAACCGGCTGGATGGATATCTCGCAGAATTTCTCCTACGGTAGCACATCTGATGGTGATGGGGCTTTAATAAACGGAGCAGCCAACGATGTTGACTCAGGCAACAATACTCATTTTGTTACATTCGGAACACAATCTGTTGCTAATAACCAAAATGTAATGATAAAAATCCTAGCTGATGAAAGTTGGGGTGGCTATATCTCAGAGCTGTCTTTTAGTGTTGGTGCAACTACAAACACTGCGGTTGAGGCACCTGCCTTAGATGATATTGATGCCAACAATACAGGAACAGAAGCAAAGTTGTCTTTCGGTGCAGCAAATACAATAGCAAATTATACTAACGCAACTGGTTCGGATATATCTCTGTCTGATTTTAATGTCAATAGTACCTATGGTGTCTCTGGAGATCGTAGAGGTGTCTTTTCTTCAAAGCCAACATTTATTGGTACGCTCAACGAAGATGTCTCTTCAAACGGAAATAATTATACAGCCGACGCATTTAAAGATGCGTTTGTAGGTTCGCTTGTCCTTGAAGTTAACGGCGCAGAGATCCATACCACAGCCCTAACAAATCTGTCTGCTATCTCTAATAACTTCAATGGCAACTCATCTGGTTTCGACCTAAGCGCTGTTTCTTTCAGTACGACCAGTGATGACATACCAGACTACACAAAACCATTTAGAACAGGAACCTATCAGGTTGGAGCTGATGATCAAAAGATAGGTTGGAACTATGCGAGAGTTATACACCGTGTAGATGGCTCCGATACAAACACAAATTATGTACAGTGGGTTGTCGACACGTCAAGTTCTACAAACAACACTGCTGTTTCTAGTCCCACACTTGGTAACTTTGGACACACTAGTGTCTACTATCAGTCAGGTATTGGATACTTTGCGTCCAATCCGACCGCTAGTTTTGACTTCTCTGGTTCCAATTTTTACGAGAACGTGTACTCTTCAGACTCTGCTGCGGTTTCGTTCCCAACAACTACAAACTGTGCTGCTACAAACATCCGAATGACTGGTTCAGGAATAACAACAACCAGCGTCGCTGCGGCCAGCACTACCTTGCCGTTCCTAAATAGCGGTAGCAATTGTCAGTCAACAGACATACAGGTTACTGGAACCATGCAGTATGATGGTTCTACTCCGTCAATAAGTGGTGGACTAGGCCTCTTTACTGCTCAAGATGTTTCTGTCACTGGTCGGCTAAAGCATCCCTTTAAAACCAACAGGACCACGTCCACTGCTTCTAAAACTTCATTTATGGTCTATTCAGGTTCATTAGGCAGCACCACTGTCACAAACAATGAGTATTTTAATACAGAGACTTTTCGAATTGTTTCTGGTAACTACGCTGACCAAGCCGCTCTTACATCATCAACCAACGTTTGGAATTCACAAACTCACATGAACGCTGCTAACGCTCACGGAGATGGAATGGCTAGCGCAAATGGCTATGTTTTCTCTCCATTGCAAATAGGAAACGATGGGGATACAAGGGCTGCGGGTGAAGGTGGATCTCTTCAAGCACCACCGGGTAATCCAAACTACTCAACACTTAGTGAGAACGTCAGAACTTTCTATAGAAGATTCCAGTACACTGGTGCATCAACTGTTGCGAGTTTCACAATGACTCTTTATGGTGACGCAAATTTAGTTGGTAAAGCCGGGACATACGCAGCATCTCTAGGTGCAAATAAAAACTGTTTTGTTGAATTTAAGGTCCCGTTTGATCCAAACTTTTCTGGGGCTGATGATCAGTCAACAGCTTTTGCTGATGCGGCTAGAATATTTGAGTCTAGTAACCAGCCAAATAATGAAGGCGCTGGTATCAGGGCTGGTAGTTTCTCTGGTGAAGACCAAACAATTGATGGCGGGGGCTTGGCTCTTTCCTTAACGCTTGGCACAAGAAGAATCAAACAAAATCAACATTTCATTGTTAAAATCTCTGCTCACAAAGATTGGACAGGGTATATTTCTAGAATACAGGTGGCTTACTAATGGCAAAAACTAACGTTACATTTACCAACTTTGCTGCTAAAAAATTACTAGGCAAGACACAGGTTAGACCCTCGCTAACAGATGCTGAGGAATCGTTTCCATCAAATGTTTCTGTGCCAGGCGCTGGTGTGTTTGCAGAAACTATACCAAGAGAACCTGGTACTGATTTCTTTACACTGTATTCGGCTTCCGCTGGTGGACCTGCTACTGTTGAGAGAGTTTACTTTGACTGTGTGGCAATATCAGACGGTTTGTATGATGCAGATGCCACCGCAGCAGATGGTGGTGATGAATCACAAACAATAGGAGATCATGCTTATTATTTAAAATTGCCTTCAAATTATCAAACAACTTCCTCAAATCCCAGTAAAGGTACCGGTAGTTTTGTCAATAATAAGCGACTATATTTATCTCGTGGTGGACTACAGCTAGTTCCCCCTTTCACAACAGACGCGGGGCTTCCAGGTTCAGACGGTAGTAATAGGTACTTTGTAGAACTATTTACCGGTGATCCGACTAACCCATCAAACAAAATTTCTGAAACTGACGCGATCGATTGGCAATTTGATTATTACTCTGGTATTGTGTTCATACAGGACTATAACGCATCCAAAATACCTGTCACTGCTTCCGCTTATCTCTATGTTGGAGAATACTTGGATCAAAAAATATCAAATCTCTCTGCTTCGATAGGCAGCGGAGGCGGCTCAGACATAACTGTGAAAGATGAAGGTTCATCACTTACAACCGAAGCGGTCTCTTTTGATTTTGTCGGTGCTGGTGTGACCGCCACAAAGCCAAGTGGAAACAACATAAGGGTTACGATACCCGGAGGCATTGATTATTCACGAACAGCCGTCACTTCAACCGCTACAGCTTCGACATCTGCTCGAATACTAGGTGTCTCCGCTTCATCTGCTTTGGACATCAGATTGCCTGCTGCATCTGGCTATACAGCTGGTCAACATTTTATCGTAAAAGACGAAGCAGGTAATGCAAATACTAATAACATAACGATCAGAACAACTGGTGTAGAAACAATTGACGGACAAACGTCTATTATCCTTGAATCGCCCTTCGCAGCAGTTAATATTTACACAGATGGTTCATCAAAATTCTTCATTTACTGATCCTCAAAGCTATTTATGTCTTGAGATTCTTGTAATCTCAAAATAGTCATTTTATGGAGGATTTTCTATGGCTTATAAATTTCAATTAGGGGCCGCTGTACTTAGTGGTTCCGCAAAATTCGAGGACGGTCTTGTCGCAACTGATGTTGATGATACTACCGCTGCAAATATTGTCGCAGAAATCGACAATGGTGAGATCCCAATCGCAAAGCTTGCTGCAAAAACTATTTCTGGAAAAGATCTTGGTCAAAACCTTGATGCTCTTTCTGTTGATGATTCATCAATTGAGTATTCTGCTGGTTCCGCCTATAACGGTTCTGCTGCTTCTACTATTCGAGTAAAGGCTTCTGGTGTAACAAACGCTATGCTTGCTGGTTCAATTGCGAACGGAAAACTTGCAAATTCTACTATCTCTGGTATTGCTCTTGGTTCAAACTTGAATTCATTATCTAAAGCTACTAATGGTGGTGTTAATTTTTCATCTTATAATGGTTCTGCCGCTGTAAGCAACCTTCAGCTTGATCTCAATGATCTTTCTGCTGCTGCTGTAGCTGTTGGCGCAGATAGTATTGCTATTATTGATGCCACTGACGACAGTTCTAAAAAAGAGTCAATTGCTGACCTTATGACTGCTGTTGCTGGTGACGGGCTTGCTGCATCTTCTGGTGTTCTTGCTGTTGGTGTAGACGATTCTTCTATTGAGTTGAATTCTGATGCACTTCGTGTTAAGGCTTCTGGTGTAACAAATGCTATGCTTGCTGGTTCAATTGCGAATGGAAAGCTTGCAAATAGTGCAATCACTATTGCTGGTGCTTCTACTTCTCTTGGTGGTTCTATTACTGCTGCTGCGATTTTGAATACTGATATGGGCGCTAACTTTACTATTGGTAACCAATCAAGTGATACTGCTACATTTAGTGGTGGTGTTATTGTTGCTGGTGATTTGACCGTTCAGGGAACAACTACTACTGTTGATTCAACAACCATTAATATTTCTTCATCTTTTACATTTGAAGGTGTCGCTGATGATTTTGAAACTACTCTCGGTATTGTTGATCCAGATGCGGATAGAACTGTTTTCTTACCAAACAGCTCTGGTGTTCTTGCGATTTTTGATCCGAGTGCATCCGATGCTGAGTTGAAAACTGCTTTGACTGTTGTCCCTTCAGAGTTAAACTTGCTTGATGCGGTTGCTCGTGGTTCTATTATTCATGGTAATTCATCTGGTGCAACTGCTCTGCTTGCTAAAGGCGCAGCAAACACTGTTCTTTCTTCTGATGGAACCGATATTTCTTACGCACAAGTGAGCAATGCTATGCTGGCTGGATCTATTACGGACGGCAAGTTGAATCAAATCACTACTGCTGGAAAGGTTGCACTTTCTGCTCTTGAGATTGATGGCGAATCCAATGCGGTTACAAGTTTGGATGCTGCTGACTTGTTCATTGTTGATGATGGCGCAGGCGGTAGTAACAAGAAGATGGCTGCTTCAGTTCTCAAGACCTTTATTGGATCCGGTGTATCTCCAGTAAATGTTATTGCTGATGCAGACGCTACTCTTGCTGTTGGTATCAATGCTCCTTCCGCTGCTGCTTCCGCTCAGCGTACTTGGACATTGCCTGCTTCTGCTGGTCTTACTGCTGGTGAATCAATTATCATCAAAGCATACGGAAACTCAGGTACTCATCCTGTAACAGTTGCTGTTAATTCTGGTCAAGAAATTGACGGTGTTCAAGCAAACATTGTTTTAGAATCTGACAGTGCCGCTGTTACTTTGTACTACGTTGCAGCAAACACATTTATCATTGTATAATTTGTCGCAGAACTCTATGTTCTTTACAAAAGGCTGGCTATTGTCAGCCTTTTTTATTTATTAAAATCTATTTATCTCAGGAGATAAAACTATGTCGTACAAATATTCAAAAGGCTCAACAGTCCAAGGTGATATAAAAGCAGCCGACGATACCAACAGAGACACAATGATTGATTTTGGCGAGGACAGGATAGACCTACAGACCCATGGATCAACTAGATTTAAGATATCCGGTTCGAACGGAGAAATAACATTTAACGAGGCATACAAGTTCCCAACCGCAGATGGCAATGCAGATCAAGTTCTTCAAACAGATGGGAATGGACAATTAAGTTTTGCTTCTGTTAGCGGAGGAGGTGGCGGAGGTGGCTCCGGAGGAAAAGTGCTTCAAGCAGTTACATCAATCTACACCGACTCTTTTAGTGGAAATTCAACCGTCCTTGAGGTTATTGGACTAAGCGGTGCTGATAACGATGATGCCAACCGACCACTTCAGGTTTTAATTACTCCGAATGCTTCAAGTTCAAAGTTTATCGTCATGGCTTCACTAAACGCCTCTATGGTGGACAATTCACAAGCCATCGCCCTTGTGAAGATTCGTGTAAACGAAGCTGGGGCTGGTAACACATTCCCGCTTGGGGGAAATAATGCTGCTGGTGGAACTCACGAAGCCGGTATCACATTCACGCAAATTCAGACTGATGGGAATGGTGAAGAGGAAGAGAGGGTTATGAATTATACAGCAACAGGTATGATATCTCCTAACACAACTAATGACTTAAGGTTCACATTTATATATAAGGTTAGAAATGCCGCTTATCCCTTGCATGTTAACAGAACTACCGATAACTTAAATTCAGGAGTAGAGGGAAGATTTCACTCAACAGTGGCCTCAACGATAACAGTTTTAGAAATAGACGGGAGTTAGAAATGAATTATTTAGTAAAAGCATTAGTGGAGTTAGCACCGGGTGAACAGTTCCACGTTACAAACGAAAAGGTAACTTGGCTTACCGATGGAGTTCATCCCACACAAGAGCAGATCGATGCAAAAATAGCAGAACTATCCACATCAGAACCTCTTAGGAGATTGAGACTTAGAAGAAATAAAATACTAAAAGAATCCGATTGGAGAGTTATAAAAGCCACAGAAACAGGTGTTGCGATGTCAAATGAGTGGAAAACATACCGGCAGGCTCTCAGAGATATAACACAGCACTACCAGTCTCTTGACGATGTTGTGTGGCCAACGGAGCCTTCTTAAATAATGCTGTTGCCTTTTCTTCTTATGATCACTATTTATTGTTGATAAACGTTTATTAGGAGATGTATTAATGTCATCAATGTTAGACCAAGCAATCGTCGACGCACAGGCTCTTCGAGAAGCTGCCCTTAAGAATGCGGAGCATTCCGTAATTGAAAAGTACGCGCCAGAAATAAAGGCCGCTGTTGAATCCTTGTTAGAAGGTAAAGAAGTAATCCAAGAGGCTCCTGAAGCTGTTGCTGACGGTGGCCAGTACGATATACCGTACGCCTCTGATCCCATGACGCAGCCAGACCAAGAAGTGTCCGCTGAGATTGAATTTGAATTCGATATCAATGATTTTACTTTGGATCTTGGCAATCTAAAAGATCAAGCAGAAGCAGATCCTGAATCTGGTGGTGATCAGCCAGAAACCACTCAACAAGTGGCTCAAGATGTCGGAGGTGCTCCACCAGCCGAGCCAGCCGCAGAGCCTGCCGGTGGTGATCCTTTAGCAGATTTGCTATCAGAAAACAATGAAGAACAGATGCTTGAAGAACTTTTGTCTATGTTGGAGGAATCCGAAGAGGAAGAGAATCTTGAAGAAGCATTGGTTGTTGATACCTCCGAAGACAAGCATGGTCACTTTGTTACCGATGACGGAACAATAGCATATGATAAAGAGCTTGAATTGGCAAGACAACAATCCACAGAATACAAAGAAAGAGCAGATGAACTTTCCGGTGAAATGGAAAATTTAAAAAACTCTATTGTTAATTATAAGAAGTTACAAGACCGCCTTCATGGTGCCATATCAGATATGAAAGGAAACCTAGAAGAAGCTCTTGTACAAAACGCACGTTTACTATACTCAAACAAAGTTTTACGCGATGCCTCCTTGAATGAGCGACAAAAGTCAAAAATTGTCGAAGCCATCGCTAAGGCAGAAAGTTTAAAAGAAGCTAGATCTCTATACGAGACTCTTAAAGAAGCTACAGTGGGGACCTCTCAGAAAGGTCCACAATCACTGAGTGAGTCCGTCAACAGAAGGTCTAACCTCTCACACGTTCTGCCACGCCGCAAGCAAGAAACTTTGACCGAAAACCATTCTTTCTCAGATAGAATGAAAAAGCTTGCTGGCATAGACTAAAATATACATTTAAGGAGAAAATACTATGTCTATTATTGAAAAATTGACAGAAGGCATCGTTAACCGTGATATGAAAGCGGAGGGCGCTGCTCTTCTTGAAAAGTGGTCTCAAACAGGACTACTTGAGGGATTGACCACTCAAAGACAACAGTCTTCAATGGCTCGTCTCTTGGAAAACCAAGCTAAAGAACTTCTTCGTGAGGCTTCCTCTTTGGGAGCTGGTGACGTTGAAGGTTTCGCTGCTGTTGCTTTTCCAATCGTTCGTCGTGTATTCGCCGGACTTATCGCAAATGAACTTGTAAGCGTTCAGCCCATGAGCTTGCCTTCTGGACTGATCTTCTTCCTTGACTTCACTTATGGTGACGAAGAGGGCGGATCAAGTGTTTCAGGTAGTCGCTTTGGAAACACACAAGGTGGAACTCAATCCATCTATGGTACTGACAAGCTTGGTGCTGGTGTTATCGATGGTGTCTCGCTGATTGGCTCTAGCAAAGAAGACCTTGGAGGACCTGGGCGTTCTGGTATGGTCGGATATGCATATGGCTCACCATCTGGAAGTAACAACGCTGAAGTTACTGGAGATGCAAACGGATATCAAGTTAAAGCTGCTTTCACCCTTGACGGCGCAGTTAGCGAAGCTAACCAAAAGCTTATTAAATTTGACCCAGATCTTCTAGCAATTACTGACTCTTCACAGGGTGTTATAGTAGTTGATATTGAAGAGGCAGACCACGTTGCTGCTGAGGGTGATCCTGATTTTGATAACCTTTCTGCGTTCATCTTTGATGCAACCGAAGCGCAAGCTCGAATTGTTGCTGCTGGAGCGGCAATCACACAAATTCGTCGTTTGACCTCTTTGGCTTCTGCTGCTGATGCTGCAACCACTTTGAAAGCTGTTCGTTACGTTTTTACAGGTGGAACTGTTACTGCTGGAAACACATCAGACTCTGGTGATATTGCTATGAACAAACTTACATACCCAGTTAAAGATCAAATTGACAACTCTTCGACTGTTGGTGCGGTTGTTGGTGATCTTTTCGAATTGGAAAAGAATGCAAACATTCCAGAAATCGACATCAAGGTTGATTCAACAGCGATCACAGCTCAGACCAAAAAGCTTAAAGCTAAGTGGACTCCTGAGTTGGGACAAGACCTTAACGCATACCACAACTTGGATGCTGAGGTTGAGTTGACTTCAATCCTTTCAGAGCAAATTGCTCTTGAGATTGACCGTGAGATTCTTGCTGACCTTGTAAACGGCGCAACTGCTGCAACTTATTACTGGTCTCGTTCTCCTGGACTCTTTGTTAACAGAGAAACTGGTCAAGAACTTGGTGCATCTTCGGCTGCTCCTGACTTCACTGGAACTGTTTCCGAATGGTATGAGACTCTCATTGAAACCATCAATGATGTTTCTGCTCAGATCCACAGAAAGACACTTCGTGGTGGAGCTAACTTTGTAGTTTGTTCTCCTGAAGTTGCTAACATTCTTGAATTCACCAGTGGGTTCCGTGCAAACGTAACTGCTGATGCTGATAAGGGTGACATTGGAGCTGTTAAGGTCGGTGCTCTTAGCCGTAAGTTCGACGTTATCGTTGATCCTTACTTCCCAAGAGCTGCTATCCTTGTTGGACGTCGAGGAAACTCTTTCCTTGAGTCTGGTTATGTTTATGCACCTTATGTGCCACTACAGACCACTCCAACAATCTTCGGAACAGAGGATTTTGTACCTCGTAAGGGCGTCATGACTCGCTATGCGAAGAAGATGGTTCGTCCTGACATGTACGGTATCGTTCTTGTCCGAGGACTTCTTGGAGAAGAAGGTTCTAACTAATCTCTGATTAGCTAATAGCCAATAACGAAATGCCCCTTGTCTTCGGACTTGGGGCTTTTTCTTTTCTAGAAACTATTTATTACGACTTGAATTCTGGTCTCCTTTGAGCGAGGCCCCTGCTCACTGTCTCTACCGGAATGGGGCTGGTAGAAACGAACCAGAGGACGAGTCCATAATAACATAAGGAGAAATATTATGGGAAGTAGAAGATTAGGTCGTAAAAGACTGTTTAGTTTAGAGAAAAAAGGTCAAAAGATTGCTTTAGGATCTGGACCTGGAATTGCTGATGCTATTTTGTATGCAACTCAGCATCGACAAGGACATGAAATAATCACTGAGATTGCAGTTGATTTGGGTGTTGGAGGTATTATTAGTTCCGGAACCGGTGCCAACGGTGATAGATCACCAGTTGGAAAAGATGATCAGTTAGCTAATGTTGCGGAGTTAACAGAAGCTAATTTTGGAATTATTACTGAAGTCCGCGCAATTATGACAGAAGCGCCTACTGGTGGACCTGCTGACATTGATTTGGAATTTGGTAATGACACAGCTGGAAAGTCCGCGTCCGGTGGAGCAGGAACTCAAGCTGGTGGAGCAACATCAATTCTGACCGCTCTTTCAGCAAAAGGGGAAGACACATCAGCACCCATTGATGACAACTCATTATCCGGTAAACATTTGTACATCTGTCAAGGTGCAGCTGATACCTCTGCTGAATTTACCGCCGGTAAATTGTTAATTTACATTCATGGGTTTGTTGATCCTGTTGCTGGAACCTTTTAATAAAAACAATGTCTAGTAAAATTTCACAAGGAGTAAACAATGTCCGGACGTAGAAGAATGAAAATAAAACAAGAAGCCAAAGCCCAGGCCCAAAAGGTCAAAGCTAAAGCTGCCGAGGCTAAAAAGAAAGCCGAAGCTGCTGCAAAGAAAAAGGCAGCTGCAAAGAAAAAAGCGGAAGCTTCAAAAGAATAAAAAAACTATATACTTAGGTATTTAGTCCTCCGTTGTGCCCCTTGCATTTATTGCTTGGGGCTTTTCTTTTGAGGAAAACTATTTATTGAGACCGGAGGTTTAATGAATGTCATTACCCACTTTAACACCAGTATCAACTCAATCAGCCATCACATTACCAAAAACTGTTTCTTTTAATGGAGCAACAGCAGCCTTATCAGAAATCACTGATGCTTGCCCAATCGGCGCTTATTCTGGATCTGCTTCTTTTGTTACCGGAGCAGTCGCTCAGGTTGCATTTACATTTAAACGTTTGGGTGGAGATGTATTAGATATTGAGCTTACGAGTGGTTCAGTTTTTGCTGCTTATGAAGAAGCTTGTTTAGAATATTCATACATCATTAATATTCACCAAACCAAAAATGTTCTCGGTTCGGCGTTAGGTTCTGAAACCGGCTCTTTTAATCATCGAGGCGAAGTTACTGATGGGCCTCAAGATTACGCTTTAAAATATCCTAAGTTCTCATTTGAGACATCTTATCGCATTGCTGATACATTTGCTACTGAAGCTGGTATCGGAGGCACAACACCCATTTACAGCGCGTCATTTGACCGTGTTGCAGGAGTTCAAGATTATGACCTGCAAAACATAGTGTCTTCCTCGGCTTTTGATGCCGATAACGCAGCTTTTCCTTATTATAACAAGCTAGAAAACAATAAGAGAATCAAGATCAGACAAGTATATTACGTGACTCCAAGACAAATGTGGAGGTTCTATGGATACTATGGTGGCCTTAATGTCGTAGGAGACTTTCACAACTACGGACAATACGCAGACGATTCAACGTTTCAAGTTATACCAGCTTGGCAAAACAAGCTTCAAGCTATGTCGTATGAAGATCACCTATATACTAGGACTTCTCACTTCTCGTATGAGATTGTTGATAATAAACTTAGATTATACCCTGAGCCTTCCAGCGTATCACCAGAAAAATTCTGGTTTAGGTTCACGATTGAAGACAAAGACATCTGGTCTGATGAAAAGGATGTTGGTATAGACGGTGTTAATAATATGAACACAATTCCGTTTGAAAACCTCCCATATGAAAGTATAAATTCAATGGGTAAGCAGTGGATTAGAAGGTTCGCCCTTGCTTTGTCAAAGGAGACTCTTGGTCAAGTTAGAGGCAAGTTCGGAGGAAACGTACCGATACCCGGAGACCAAATATCTTTAAACGCAAGTGACCTTCTAAATCAAGCCAAAGAAGAACAAGCAGCTCTAAGAGAAGAGTTGACTAAGAATCTGGAAGAAATGACTTATTCTAAACTCCTTGCAACGGATGTTGAAATGTCGGAAAACTCAGAAAAGGTGATTGGTAAAACACCACTTAAAATATTTGTAGGATAAGTAAATGTCAGATGACAAATGGTCAAAATTAGATTCTCCGCCGCCGCCGATGTTCTTGGGCGAGAAAGAAAAGAATTTGGTAAAACAAGTCAACGACGAAATCATTGAGAGGGTCGTGGGGCAACAGGTATTGTATTTCCCAATAGATATTGATCATACAAATTTTCATCCAATATATGGAGAAGCAGTTGAAAAGACTTTCTTGCCACCAGTGAGAGTTTTTGCAAGAATTGAATATCAAGGTGTCGAGACTAGCTTTTTAGAAAACATGGCGCTTGATAAAAAAACAGGACTAAAAGTTATGTTTCATAAACGACGTCTGACAGAAGATCAAAATCTCTTTGTTCGTGAAGGAGATTATATAAAGTATGGAAAGATATTTTACGAGATAGTTAAGCTAAACGAGCCGAAACATTTGTTCGGCCAAGCAGACGTTCAGTTTGAAGTTTTAGCTGAATGCATAAGAGCACGTGATGGAGTATTCAATGCCGAGTAGTGAAGAGTATATAAAGTTTAAAGCATCTAGTATTGAGACGATTGATACTGGTTTTTACAATTGGCTTAACGGTTCTCTGGATCTGCATACCAAAACAAACAAGGGTATCTATAAAGTACCTGTGTTGTGGCTTGGGTCCGAGCGCGTATGGCAGGTGAAGAAAGATGTTAGAATAAGAGACAAGGTTGGAAAGTTGATATTGCCATTGGCAACTATCAATCGGTCCTCAATGCAAAAAGATCCAAACTTCAAAGGAGCCTATCAAGCCAATGATTTCGAGCAAAATGATTACAAGGGAGGAACCGAGGCTGTTGCGTCTAGAATTCAGCAAGATAAAACTCAAAACTTCCAATCAGTAATTGCACAGCAGAAGACATACAACAAGCAACAGAATTTTAAACTTGATGAAAACAATCAGGTTATATATGAAACCTTCAAGGCACCAATACCTGTATATGTGACAATAGTATACTCAGTAACACTAAGAACAGAGTATCAACAGCAGATGAATGATTTGCTTCAACCATTTATCACAACAACAGGGCAAATTAATTCTTTTATTTTTAAAGAAGACGGCCATAAGTATGAAGCGTTTATTCAACAAGATTTTTCAATGAATAACAACACAACAAATCCAGCAGAAGAAGAACGAATGTTTGAAACAAAAATTGACATCAAGGTGCTTGGGTACTTGTGTGGAGAGGGTTATTCTAGAAAAAGACCCACCCTTGCCAGAAGAGAGAACCAAGTGAAAGTTAGAATTACCAGCGAAAGAAGAATTGTTGGAGATAAGGTGCCTTGGAAAAAGAAGGACAAGGATTATAGAGAATAGAGCGATTGCCTATTTACACTACTATTTATAAGAGATAAAGTATTAATAAGGAGAGTTTTTAATGCCTACAAGATTTGATTTTGTTTCTCCCGGAGTTCTATTGAACGAGGTCGATGAATCACAACTACCAGCAGTCGTTAGTGACGACTTAGGACCAATTATCATTGGTCGTTCGCTCAGCGGACCCGCAATGAAGCCAATTAAAGTGAAGACACTTGACGACTTCAACGAAATATTTGGAAAAGGAATTTCCGGTAAAGGTGCTCGTGATAACGACATCTGGAGAAACGGTAACCTCCTAGGTCCAACCTATGGTGTATACGCTGCTCAAGCACACCTTGCCTCACAGACAACACCTGTTACCTTTGTGCGTCTTCTTGGAGAGGCTAACTCTGCTGCTGATGCAAACTCAGAACTTGCTGGGTGGTCTGTTGACAACGCTGCTAACCCGAACAAGCTTCCGCTTAGTAATGCGTCAGCTTACGGCCTATTTGTATTTCCGGCGACAGGATCTTCCGCGACGAACTCAACCGGTTCTCTCGCTGCTATCTTTTATGTAACCGGAGCTGCTCTGGCTCTGTCTGGTACAACTGTGGCGGCACCGGGAGCTACTGCCGGTACAGCTTCGGCTGGTACTTTGATAAACTCTTTAGAGGGTGGAGTTGCGAGATTCAAAATGTCCTTGTTTACTAGCAACAATATTGCTTCAAGCGACACACTTGACACACCTACTGAAGAATTTACATTCAACTTTACACCAGGCTCATCAGAGTACATCAGGGACGTGTTCAGCACCAATCCTCAGCTACTGCAAGCTAACAAGAACTTTGGACTCACTAACAAGAATTACTTCCTAGGTGAGTCTTACGAAGAAGCAGTTAGATCTGTTGCTGGAACGGCCACAACTGCCGGTTCCCAGTATGCGATGTTGGTTGCTCTTGATAGTGGTTCACTAAATTACGCAGATCACTTTAAAGACATGAAGCCAGCAAAGACCGGATGGTTCTTAAACAGAAAACCAGCTCAAGAGAAATTGTTCCGATGTGCAGCGTTGCATGACGGAGAGTGGCTACAGAACAACTATGATGTTGTTATTAAAGATCTCAGCCTTGGTAACGTTGTCGAGCCAAACTCAACATTTACACTTGAGATAGTTGAAAGCAATGGAACGGTTGTAGAACAATACTCTAACCTTAACTTAGACCCAAGCTCTGAAAATTATATTGCTAAAGTGATTGGTGATCAATACCTAGAGTGGGACGCTACAAACCTTAAGTACAATGTTCGAGGTGAATATGCAAACACCTCTGATTACATCTATATTGAAGTAACTGATGCTGTTAAGAATCAGCAACTCCAAGATAGACACGCATTACCCGTTGGTTTTGTCGGCCCTCTTAAGCCTAAGAATGTTAAAGTAATTGATGGTCGATCCGGTGTATTGGCTGAACATGAGCAAGTTGCCGGACAAGCTGCCACGCTAGAGCTTAGAATAAATGGTACCATGGCAAACGGCGAAGTCCTAGGGATCACAGGCTCAAACGGCAGCCTGCTTCTAGCTGTCAGTGGAGCTGATGGTACCACTACTGCTACTTCATTTACAACCGGAGTAGCTAATATGAAAACAGGCGCTGGTGGTTTTGCCGGTGCAAACACTTCAGGTTCTTTTGCGGATGCTTTGGCAACACTTTTAAACAGTGTAAGCGGTTACAACGCAGAAGTAAATTTGACTAAAAACGCACCAGAGGTTACTGTTATAATGAGATCTGACATCGCCAGAGCAACTACTGATAACTTTGGAGCAATTTCAGCTGGGGACATTACCTTTGGACTTGCTGCTTCCGGAAGTACAAGGACTTCTGGTGCTGATGAAAGTCTTTTTGCTCACCCATTTGTTGTAGCAAATGCATCTGTTCCGTGCTTTGGAGGAGATGCCAACAACTTTGCTTCTTGTCCTCCTTTGTTCACCGGTTCGTTGAACTTCCCAAGCTTGAGACTTACAGACGAAAACTCAAACTCAACCGGAAAGAACTACCCTCCAACTCAAATCTTTGGTGTAAGACACCACAGAGGACAATCGATAAGAAGAGATGATAGTTATAACGATCTCGTTAGAGTCCTTCCTTCAAATGCTTCTGTTACATTGACACATCATTTGGCTGAAGGTGCCTCACTACCAGATGCTCTAGAATACCAGTTCATTTTCACAATGGACGATATCATGTCTGGAAGTAACACTACAAACGAATTCTTTGTTTCATCGGGTTCATACGATAATGCAGCCTCAGCACAGAGATCAATATCAGCTGAGCTTGGCCTTAATACATTATTCCAGAAGAAAGTTCGCCAGTATCGTGCGCCATTCTTTGGAGGACATAACGGACTCGACTTGACAGAGGTTGAACCATTCTCAAACAAGAACTTAACCGACAAGAACCGTTTAGGCTCCTACGAATACAACTCTATCTTCAAGGCTCTTGAAACTATTGAAGACGCAGAGAGTACTAAGTACAGTGTGTTAGCTATTCCCGGTATAACAAACACAGATGTAACTGATGAGATTATATCTTTGGCTAGCAAACGACAGGACTTCTTGGGTATTATCGATCTTCCAAACGGACATCAGCCAGGCTACGAAAACAATGGTGTTGTCAATGCAGGTAGTTTAAATACAACTATCACCAATCTTGAAGGACGACTTATCAACAACTCTTATGTTGCAGCTTACTATCCTTGGGTTAGACTCAGAGACCGTGTAGGTGGACAGAATGACGTATTGTACGCACCTCCATCTGTTGCGGCCATCGGAGCCCTTGCAAAGTCACAAGGACTATCAGAACTATGGTTTGCGCCAGCAGGCTTCAACCGTGGTGGCATCAATGAACTTGGTGGCCCAGCAGGACCGATTGTAAACGGAACTTGGGAACACTTAACCAAGACCGATCGAGATAGATTGTACGAAGCAAACATTAACCCAATCGCAAGATTCCCAAGCTTGAATCAGATTGTTGTGTTTGGACAAAAGACCCTACAACAGAACGCATCTGCTTTAGATAGAATCAATGTCAGAAGACTTCTTATCTATCTTAAGTACAGAATCGGACTTATTGCTGATACCATTCTGTTTGACCAGAATGTAAGAACAACTTGGAACAGATTTAGATTCCAAGCAAATGCCATCCTTGCTGATACACAAGCTAGACTTGGAATTAGCGAGTACAGATTGGTTCTTGACGATAGCACTACCACAGCTGACTATGTTGACAGAAACATCATATACGCTAAGATATTCATCAAGCCTGTTAGAGCCGTTGAATTTATTGCTGTTGATTTCATTATATCGCGAAGCGGTGTTCAATTCTAACAACAAAAACTATTTATGATAAATACAGGAGATTAATATCATGGCCTTTTGGACAGATTCAAATGCAGAACCAAAGAGAAAATTTAGATTTAGAGTACGTCTGTTCTCAGCTGAGACAGCTTGGTATGCGAAGTCAATTACTGCACCTTCATTCGAGATAAGCTCGATTGAACACCACTTCAGTGATCACGTCTTTCATTACCCTGGTAAAATCAAGTGGAATGACGTTTCGGTAGTTCTGGTTGACCCAGCAGGTGATGATGACATCGTTAACAAGACACTTAGCCTTATAAACCTTGCCGGTTATAAGATACCAACCGGAGGCGGTTTGGCTGATGGAACGGACTTCGATTCTTTCGCAAAGTCTGACTTGGTAAACAACAACGGAAATATTATCCTAGAAGCTTTGAGCCAAGACGGAAACGAAATACTTGAAGAGTGGACCCTTAACAATGCATTCATATCCGCTGTTAAATTTGGAGATTTTGATTACTCATCTGAAGATATGAGAGAAATTGAAATCACATTTAAGTATGACTGGGCATCTTGTAACGTAGAAGGAAACAACTACTTTACTCAATCATAATAGAGGATAAATGAGTTTTTGGACAAACAATTACAAACCCCAACAAAAGCACAGATTTCGTTTAATCATTGGGGATGATCCAAGCAATCAGATTGTTTGGTATGCAAAAACTGCTGATCTTCCAAAATTTGATATAACTTACGATAGAGATCTTGCGGGTAACCAATACATCAACTCTCAAGCAACGGCTCAGTGGCAACCAATTAGTGTTCAATTGTATGATCACGCTAAATATATAGTTGGTGGTGTCGGAACCGAGGGCCTAGAGGTATCGGTGGGCATGCTTACGTTATCATCGCTGGTTGGAATGAAAACCCCAACGGCTGGAGCCCTGATTCATGGAGGGCTATTAGACATAGAAAGAGAAAACCAGTGGCTTACTGGTGATGGTATAAAATACAAGACAGCGGGAGGAATACAAAGAACCGGAGCTGATAGTAAGTACGGCAGAAAACTAGGCGATATCAGAATACAGAAGTTTCTACACTCAAACAGAACTAGAGTCGTAGATGATGGCACTGGGACTCGAATAGCACCAGATATTCTCGGTGAAGAGTGGGTATTACAGAACCCACAAATAGTAGCTTGCGATTGGGGAGACCTAGACGCATCAAGTGACGAAATAAACACAATAAATATAACTTTTATATTTAAAAACGCGTATTTGCAAAAATTGAGTTTAGAAACACAATAAAACAACAAGAGAGGTAACTTTGACAAATAGAAACGAGGGTCGAATGGGAGCCCCAAATGTCCCACAACCACAGGAAGAACAAAAGAAGAGTCTATTAGACTTTGTATCACCAACACAGTTCGTGGTTCTTCCATCAAAGGGAAAAGGGTATCCTGAAGGCCACCCTTTAAAAGATCAGGAAACAGTAGAAGTACGGTATATGACAGCTAAGGATGAAGATATACTAAGCTCCCAGCATCTCCTGAAAAAAGGAATAGCCATTGACAGATTTTTAGAAAATGTCTTGATGGATAAGCAGTTTCCTGTTGATAGTCTTTTGATAGGCGACAAGAACGCGATAATTATTGACACGAGAGTATCTGGTTATGGAAATCTTTATGAAACAGGCTTGAATTGTCCTGCTTGTGGGAAGAAAAACGAAATGACATTCGATCTGAACGACAAGTGCTACAAAGAGGGAGAGCTTCCAGAAGGTGTCTCTATGAATGAAAAAGGCAACTACGTATTTGTTTTGCCTGCATCGAAAGTGGAGCTTGAAATTAGGCTTTTAACTAGTAAAGATGAGAAACAAATGATTAAAAAGGCCACTTTAATTGAGAAAAATAAAGTAGAAAGTAGCCTAGTAACTGATCAATATAAAATGATGATTGTATCAGCACAGGGAGAAACAAGTCCGGCTTTGTTGAGCAAGTTTGTTGATATGATACCTATTGAAGATTCAAAAGCACTTAGAGAGGTTTACAAGTCAGTCAGCCCTAATGTAGAAATAAAAGAACAATTTGCCTGTTTTTCCTGTGGACATAGTCAGGAATTGGAGGTGCCCTTTGGGGCAGACTTTTTTTGGCCTGACAGATAACTATATGGAACAAGTGTATGAACAAATGTTCAACCTGATCCAGCATGGAAATTGGTCGTTTTCTGAAGCTTATAGCTTACCAGTTGGTTTGAGATATTGGTTCTTCAATCGTATGGTAAAACATTTTGAAGAAAAAAAGAAGCACCATGATGAAGAGATGAAAAAATCAAAAGCCCGAAGATAACTTCGGGTTTCTGTTTATAAACTATTTACTGTACCGAGGGACTAATAATGAAAATAGATTTTACAAAAAAACGCCTATTGATGGAAGCAAACTGGCTGTCTGCTTTTGGAGAGTGGAACAAGACGTTACTTAGATATATCTATGGTAAGGACGTAACAGTCACAGCGGATGCTACTGTTCACAAGAATCTTAAAGAAGATGAAGAAGGTGCAGACAACAGCCTCAAGTTTGTGATACGTGGTGAGCACAAAGATGTTCAAGCATACGCAAGAGCGTTGTTCGCAGAAAAAGAGTATTTAGATGTCTTTATGAAGTTTGGAGAAGATCATTTTCAAGCAAAAAAACAAAAGCAAATATTGGACAATGCTGTGAGGAACTTTGAACAAGTCACAGGCATAAAATGGCCATTTAAAGATTGAGACCTAATGTATGAGTCAAGAAAAAATAAAAAGTGCAAAAGAATTAAAACAGATATTAAAAGACATCGCCGATGATCAGGCGCGTATGTCAGATGCAGAACTGAATGCAATTAAAATTGCCGGTGATGCCAGAAGGGCTATGCTGGAAGAAACCCAAAGAGCCGGAGATGCACTTATAGCACTTTCAGAAACCGAAGCAGCGGCCCTAAACCAACAGGGAGAGCTTCAGGAAGCTTTAATTCAACAGCTTAGAGAGCAGGCTGGTCTGACAGACGAACAGATAGATAGAATAGAAAAATCAAATGATCGCGCAGCAGAAATGGTTGAAATTGCCAAAGAAAGGAACAAACTACAACAAGAGCATAATGATTTAGCCAACGAATATGATTCAATGCTTGGCGGGATTGCTGCTAAAATCGGCATTGGAAACTCTGCTTTAAACAAGTCTGTTAATAAGTTTAAAGAGCAGGCAACTTTGCTAAAAACTAGTGAAAAGCATCAAAATGCATTTAAAGATTCTTTAGTCAAAACGTTCTCACCCGGTAACATATTGGGTAGTATCCTTGAAGGAATAGTTGCGGCAACTGTAATGGCTGTTATACAAATTGACAAATTACAATCTTCATTTTCATCTCTTGCCGGAACTGGTGAAAAATTTGATTCTCAAATGGCATCAGTGGCTAGAAATAGTCTTGACTTCGGTATAAATGGCCAAATAGCAAGTGAGGCATTTACCGCACTTCAGCAGGGCCTTATAGGGTTTAATAACGAGTCTGATACTTCTATAGAGAACCTAACAATGCAAGTGGGACAACTCAAGCGTTTTGGCATTGAAGCAGAGCTTGCAGTCGGTATAATTAATGACCTAAATGCTGTGCTTGGTGTAAACGCTGATGAAGCCGCTGAGATGACAAAACAAATAGCGATGTCAGCAACCGAACTAGGGATTGGGCCTAAAATGATGGCTGAGAGTTTTAGAAAAGCCTCATCAGTGTTAGCTGTGCATGGTAAGAAATCGATTGACGTATTCAAGGGCTTAGCTGTTGCTGCTCGTAACGCTGGTACATCTGTTGACACCTTGTTATCTATAGCCGGTAAGTTTGATACTTTTTCCGATGCTGCCGATGCAGCAGGCAAATTGAACTCAATATTAGGGTCGACAATGTCCGCAACTGAAATGCTTATGATGACAGAAGATCAGAGGATAGAGACACTTATAAAGACCGTTAATGGACAGGGAGTGGCGTTCAGAGAAATGGACCGCTTTACTCAAAAAGCCATCGCTCAAGCTGCCGGTATCAGCGATATGGCAGAGGCAAATAGGATATTTGGAATGTCCTTGGGAGCTTATCGCCAACAAGCTGCTGATGCGAAAGCCGCTGAGATAAGACAAAACAAGTATAATGATGCAATAAGAGCTACTGTTCCAATACAGGAAAAACTAACTGAAGCTTTAGCAAAAATCGCAGCCAACTCAGAAACGGTAAATGGAGCAATCGATGCTCTAGTTGGCCTAATTGACCTATTTTCAGCTGGGTTGAGTGCGCTTGGTCCAAATGGGGTCACTGTTATTGGTGTCCTCACTTTAATCGGCTTTGTTGGAACTAAACTTGTAACAATATTTAGCGGTTTGTCGACTATATTCACAGCACTCAGTGGCACAAGTAAAATGGCTGGTAAAAGCGTTAAAAATAGTGGGAAAGATATGAATCAAGGCCTACAACAAACCGGGCAAGGTGCTGGTGCTGCTG